TCATGCCTGCCTCCTCTTCAGTATCGTCAGTACCGGACCCCTTGAGTCGGTAGCTGAAACCATATTTGCAGCCTCTATCAAATGCCCAAGCTCAGCGCCGGAGTAATGACTGGTGATGCTGCCGTTCTTGTGGCCAAGTAGCGCCTTCCGATCCTCTTCTGTAACACCGGCTGCCCGAAGGCGGCGGCCGAATGTATGCTTTAGGTCGTGAATCCTGATCGACAGATAGCCAGGGTGAGCGGGGCGAAGGTTTTCCTCCTGCCAGAGTTTCGCCGCGCGCACCCGCGCCTTCTTCCAGGCTGAGTCGTTCATTCGGTGCATTGCGCTGCCGTTGTAAGGGAAAACCCAGTCCTTACTCAGCCCGCGCTGCTGATCAATGATCGACTTGGCCACGTTGTTCAGCACGACCAATCGCTCGTCGCCATTCTTCACGCCCGACTTTGCATGTCTTCCACCGAAGTCCGCGGGTATCAGGAAAACGCTCGTTCCGAGTTCCGGTACCGATATCTCCCAATCCCACCTCAATTTGCAGACCTCCTGCTCACGGCAGCCAGTGTTCACCTTGAACAAAGCCATCGTTTGCAGGTGGGCGGGCAACTCGCCGAAAAGAATCGACTGCTCAGTCCATGACATCGGATAGGGCTTCCTGCTCGATTTCCTCTCTTCCAGCTTTGTCAGCATCGGCACGCCATCCAGCCATGGGCGGCGCTCGTCGTCTCTCCACTTGCGAGCACACAGGGATAAAACCCTGACGACTCGCTCGATGGTGATGTTGACTGTCCGGTTACTGACTCCCTTCTTTACCTTCCCGTCCTCCAGAGTGTGCGTCTGCAGGCGATGCTTGATGAAAGGCTCCAGAGCATGGTCATCAATGTGATTGAGCGGCATGTCGCCAATGAACGGGTCGAGTTGAGTCATGATCAGCGCCGAAAGCCTGAATGACGGCTGATCCTTGATCTCGACCAGAAACCTCATTGCCGCATCTCGCCATGTCCTGACCTGCCTGACCCCGTACACCTTCTGCTGTCGGATCTGCTCAAGACGGTGAATCAAGTACCGCTCTGCTTCTTGTCTGTCAGCTGTGCCAGTAGATTCGTAAAGTCTTTCGCCGTTGATTTTCTTGTCGATATGCCAGAGACCTTTCCTTTGGGAGAGGCCGGTGATCGTTTTGCGCGCCATTTTGTATCTCCTTCCTGGCGCTCGCTGCGGGGCAATTGTTGCTCCCGTGCGCCTTTTTTATCAATTGCCTTGGCTGACACGTAGGAGGAAGCCCACTCATCAAGCTCCTGCCGGTCGAATCCGACCCCACGCTCACCGATGGGGAATTCGTTCACGTAAGGTCTGACGATTTCGTTGAAAAGTGCCAGGCACATGCTCAGGTATGCCGGAGCCTCGCCAGCCCTTACGAATCTCGGGGCGAGCGGTAGCTTCCTGGCCGATGCGTTTTTGGTCATTGGCTTACTGCTCCACGCCGCCCTATGGCGGCAGAAGGGGTTTTAGAATTTCTGCTTGGCGAGTACTTCTGCTGATGTAGCAATCGCTCGTCCGGCCGTCGCGGCGGGAATATCTCTCCCTGCCAAAGCATCCATCAGGCAGCCTGAAACGAGATCTAACGCAGATACCAGTTCTTCCCTGGTCGCTGCGGCCTCGCGGCCCATATCCCAGAATTGTTGCGCCCAGTGATCGTTAGGTGGCGGGCACCGGTCCTGCGCTCCAAAGGCAAGGGTTCCAATGATCGAGTCGCACAGGTCGCGCTTGTAGGCGTTGTCGCCGTCAATGCTCGCGCCCATGCGTCGAAGGTTATTCAGCGTCATGTCGAAGTCTTCGCGCGTCATTTCGATAACGTTCTTGCTCAGAGCACGGTTCTCCGCGATTAACAGCGTTAGGGCGGCGGCTGATTCTTTGTGCAAAGCGATATCAGTCGCCAGCGGATCAGTTTTGCAGCCCTCATATTTACTGGCACGGGCTAGCAGCCGATCTTGGAGAGGCCGTTTATCAAATGCATGAGACATAGAGAATCCTCGCCCGCCGATCACCGGCAGGCTTGAAGTAGGGGGAGGGGTTAGGAGATTTTGCCGGTCAAGCGCTCGCGCCACGTAAGGCGCCGGGGAAGATGTTCGCGGTCATCGACTTCCACCACCACGTAGGCGCATCGGTCGAAGCTGGCTTCACGCTGGTGTTTGAGCCAGCACGCTTCCTGTTCTGCGTACTCTAGTCGGCGCGCCTCAAGCTGATGCACGTTGAATCCATTGCTGTGGACGTGCCAGCCATGGATTACAGCGATAAAGCGGCTCACGGGGTGAAGGCTCGGCGGGCCCACCAGCAAACTGGTCCGTCGTCGGTGTCGTGGATCGCAAGGCAGAACCAGTCCTCACCATCTGGCCGGTCCGGCTCCCAGTAGCTGCAGTCAGGATCTCCGGCTTCGAAGTAGCGTTCAGAGACCGCTTCGTCGCTGTGATACTCGAGTTCAGCCTTGGCCACTTCAAGGCCTTGTTCAGTGATCCAGGCCTTGCACCTATCGCCGTCACCTTCGTCGAAATCTGGAAGATCGGGGTGTTGGAAGAAACCGTTTTCGTCGCGGCGCACCGGCCAATGTCTGATCAGTGGAAGCCGATCAAGCCGCTCGATTTCGGCCAGCAGCAGGGCGGCAGCCTTGACCAAGTCCCGGCGTCGATCGGCACTTGGCTTGAATTTCTCCTCACCCCATGGCCACAGCGTAGTCATTGACCTGGGGCTTCCTGCGCAGGTGGCATATGCTGCCGCAGCGTCGGACATTTGGCCCTTCACATAGAGGTCATCGCGGTAGAGCGAATAACCTTCCGCTTCTACCTGACGCTGGCGCTCTGCAACCACATCACGTGCTGCGCTGTTGAGTTGAACTACCTTTGTTTCAGGCATGACTTCGTCCTTGCCGCATACGCAGCAGGCAAATGGTTAAAGATGGGGGGCAGTGGCGAGTGTGGCGGCTTAGTGGTGCATCTCTGTCATAGGACCGAAATAGACCGGTGACACATAGCCACGGATAGCAAGGTGCTAGCAGTTCTCAAAGTGTTGTAGGGGTGTAGCATCTCCTGCAGGATAAGGAGGTGTGTCGTGCGAAATAGAGGCGAAACGTATTGGGCGTGGGCTGACTCCCCATTCCACAATAGAACTCATGATGAAGTGCTAGGCAACGGCAACAGCATCGATGTTCAGACAAGGCTGTCCGCAGCGGGAGCCACCCAGCTCTTCGTGGGAGCTTATAAGAGCAATGGCGATATTATCGTTGAGGAGTATTACCAAACCTTGCCCGGTGAAACGATGACCAGGGCACTGCTTTGGGGAACTCAACGGGCGCGAGAGTTTGCTGAGGCGGTTGATCACTCTGAACCTGCAACAACGCGTAACGCTAGCTGAAGCCTAGAGCGTTTATTTTGTTGGCTTGAACGACTCGCATGCCGAGATGCCCGGCCAGCTCGACCTCTAGGTTAGCGCCGCGCGAAATGCTCCAGTCAGGCAGCAGCGCGACCGTGTCACAAGTCAGCATCTGGCGCAGGGCTACGCGCATGTACAGCTCCCATGCTTCGCCAGGTTGGGCTGGGTTCTCTGCGGGGTTTTCAATGGTGTAGCCCAGGGTGCGGAGGCGGGCCGCCTCGGCGTTGAAGGCCGGGTAGTTGTAGTCGGGCAGGCCGGTCATCGGCCCGCTCAGGTAGATTCGCTTCATGCTGAAAGCCCTTCGTGGAAGGCTTCCCAAGCCTCTTGGTCTGCGCTGGCGATATACCAAACCAAGGAACCGTCGCCTTCTTGGTCCCGCACCGAGCCGCCATACTTACAGCCGGGGAACTTGAACTTGGCAAGCATGGTTATTCGAGGCCAACCAATTTCGAATTCGGTGTAGTTCAGGTCTGGCCGCGCCTTTATGACCGCCGACTTGAATGCCTCACCTTTGGCGTTCGCATCAGCGATCTGGTCAGCCCGTATTTCTTTGCACTCCGCGTCGCAGTAAGCATGCCGCCCGTCATAAACGATCTGAAGTTGGTTTCCGTCCTCGTCCTCAGCATCTTCGTAAAGCTCGGTTTCGCAGTTGTTACAATAGAGCCACCAGCCTTGATCGTGGTACGCCTTGGCTGGGATAAACGCTTGGCCTGCGTACTGGTCTGCCCATGGCGCACGGCGGCAGAAGCTCACCTCCTCGAAGGTGAGATTCAATTCGTTGCCGCCCTCACGTCGCGCCTGTGCATTGGTTTTGGCGAACGTAATTACTTGCTTGCCTTCGTAGTCCTCCCCGACGTGGAAGGCCTTCAATGTTTCTGTGTTCATGGATATACCTCGGCGTTATGCTCACGACCTCAATGGAGGAAGCCATGACATTTGAAATGGATTCGAAAGGACGGCCGAAAGACCAAAAATGCAGGTACTGCGAAGGGATGTTCACTTCGAAGTCGCTGAAGAAGCACCTCGAACGCTGTATGGGACCGCCTGGCGCACGTGTTTGCGACTTAACGGGAGCGGCGAGGGCGAGGCGATTAAAAGTTTTGTTCAGCGATGGACCACTGAAGAAAAAGAAACGCCGAAGCGTGTTCACTGTGCTGGGCGGCGCCTACGGCTTAGGTAAAAACAGGAACCACTGATTAAGCGGACTCAAGCATTGCTTCGATGATTCGTTGCCCGGCAAGGGGTGGCACCGCGTTGCCAGCCATATGCATGGTCAGGCGATGGTTGTCGGGTCGTTTGGTGTCAGCCGGGAAGGACATTGCAGCCAGCGCTTCGTTGGCCGACAGCATTCGCATCTCATCCCCACGCACCAGCGCCCAGCGGTCCAGCGTGGTGATGGTACCGATCGGGCGTTGCAGACAGCGACCGGTAAGGCCTGACCCTGAGCCGTAGTAGGGCATGATGAATCGCTCGCCGAACCGCTCGCGGCCGTTCTTCACGCGGGTCAGGGTCGATTCGGCGCGGCCAGGCTTGACGACCTTGCTCCACTTTCCCGAATCAAAATCGATGAACGATGACGCCGGTACATGCTGGCGTTGGTGTAGCTGCAGGTTGAGAGGAGCCTTACTGCGGGTGCAGACGAGAAACAGCCGCACGCGATGCTGTGGCACGCCGAGGTCGGCGCAGTCGACGACGTGCGGGGCGATCATGTATCCGAGGGCGGCCATTGCCTGTGACCAAGCCGGGTAAAGCGCCCAGTCAGTGAACTCTTCGACGTTCTCCACCAGCACCACTTCCGGCCGGTGGAACTCGGCAGCCGAAACCACAGCCCATGCTGTCGATCGCGATGCGTCATGCTGGGCGTTACCGGACTTCTTGCCGCGGGCTTTCGAGTGACCCTGGCAGCAGGGCGAAGCCAGCATGATGTCGTGCGCTGGGACCATCGACCAGTCCGCCTGCTGGAGATCCTGGCAGATGTGGATTGCGTCGGGATGGTTGGCGCTGTGCCACTCGACCGCTACCGGCCAATGGTTGGCCGCCCAGAGAACTTCGATCCCCGCATTGCGGGCACCAGTGGACCATCCGCCGAGACCGGCGAACAAATCGATTGCTGTGGGCATGGCTATAGCTCGCGTATGATTCGTTATTGTCGAAAGGAGGAAGTGCAGTGGCACAATTGGAAAGCTTCAAAAATCTTTACAAAAAAATGGACGCAACATCAAAAACGCGATTTCACGCTTCTCGGCGCTTGAAATTACATGCGAAGTTGTCGACATACACGGTAGTTTGCCTGTCCCTTGTTTTGATCTTGGTCTCCCTGATGCAGGCATATGATCTAGGGGTCAACATACAAAAAAAAGAAGTAGTGCTGCTGCAGGTATTCGCGTCCATTGCAGTGCTTGTTTACTCATTACTGATTGAAAAAAATGATTTTTCCAGTAGGTCCGAGAAGATGTATTCCTGCGCGTCCAAACTTGGCGAGCTTAAGCAGAAGGCTCATCCATATAAAAATGATCAAGAGTTCAATCAAGCTGCCTACGGCGAATGTTGGAAGGAGTATCACGACGTTTTAAAGCTCTATGAGACTCATTCAAGCAACGACTTCCGAGGCGATTACCTCCGGGCGAAGCTTGAGATGCCTGAAGACTATCCGCTTAACGGCTGGAGAAGGTTGCTTGGCACCTCTAAAGTTTGGTTCCTTTACTCTGTAAATTTCGTTACTTATCCGATAGTTGCTTTGGTGTTAATGACTGCTTTGTATTGGATATGGTTTGGATTCGCGCCTGCCTCTGTGCCACTGGCGATTTGGCGCTAATCGCCGCAAAAACAGTCGATGTCTTCGGAGTAGCCGAAGGCATCTATCTGGCCTTTGTAGTTCTCTGCATACCACGCTAAGTGGGAGTACTTCGGGCGGTCCATGCGGAAGACCTGATTGAATTTCTCTTCAGCCCCGGACCAGAAAATCACGCGTTCCGGCTCTGCCTGGATAGCCTTGAATAGCTTGTCTTCTCCCTTCTTCCAGCAGAGGTCGCAGTTTCCAAGGTCTGAATCCATCCCAAGGTCGAACTCCTGAGCTTTCCAGAATTCAGCGACATCCTCTTTTGTAATGCCTGCAGCGTACGACGGGCATACATTGTCCCATCGTGTTCCGCCCCTGGCATTAGCGGCCATCATTCGGTGATATCGCCCGGCTTCGTCTTTGCGTATTCCTATTACGCAATCCCACTCGTCATAGCCGAGGGCGCGCATGTGTTTCTCGCCGATCTTAATCTTCAGGTAGGCGGTACACATGTTGTTCGAGAAATTCGGCAGCACTGCCGCGAGTCCCTTTTCCTGCTTTCGGTACTCCGCGTAGTAGTCCAGCATCATCATGAATGGCTCGCCTTGTCGGCTGGCGGTTTCGAAATCTACCAAGCGATACCATGGGGCGTTATCGGCCTGGCCGTAGACTCGGCACCACTCCATCCATACCACCGGAATGCCCCAGCGTTTGGACATCTGTTCGACGAATACCAGTGTCTCTTCACGCTCCTTGCCAGTGTTCTGGAAAAAGAAGTGAACATCAGGCGGCAGGATGAAATTGTGTGCTTCCAGTATTTTCCAGGCCATGTGACCGCTGGTTCGGCCGCCGCTGAGCCCGATCTGGGCAGGGCCTGTGATCAGATAGGGGTTCATCTGTGTCCTCGCCGGTGTGGCGTGATTCGTTGAAGTGGGCTTGTCGCCAGTTTGGAATAGGCGTTATAGCGACGTGATTTAAAGCGCGGGCACTGCCTGTCTAAGCTCATATTTCAACCCAGGAGGGTTAAGACATGATCGACAAGCACGCAATGGAGCTGAAGCAGGCGCTCATAGCTGTATTTGCAACGGCAGCGAGCATGGGTATCGATATCGACGAGCTGTCAGAGCAGGCGGCTGCCGACTTGACCGAAGAGGAAATGATTGGATGGTTCGACCAGTTCAAGCCAGGTGCGGTGCATGAGATTCGATACTGCCGCGATCTGGTGAAGGGTGATGCGGATTAAGCAGCGGGCCTTTCGATCTCGTCGTCTTCGTCCTGATCTGAATTGTTCAGGATAACGCCGACACCGTGATCGTAAATTTCACGCGCCACGGTTTCGCGAACCATTATTTTGTGGCGCGGATATTTCACGAATAGCCGAAGCTCTTCATCTTCCATCAAGTCCATCTTCATGATGGCGACCTGCAGAAGCTCGCTGGTTTCCATATCCTCGGCGCGAGCCCTGACCCTTTTCAGGGCCTCCTCAATGCCGGGGCGGACCCGGTGACGTAATTCCTTCTCGGCGAACTTGGCCCGTTTGGCGGCGAGCTTCTCGTTGCGCTCTTTGGTGTCCATCGCCATAAGTCACCCCACCAATCGAGTGCGGTAAAGCACGATGTCTCGCGCCGTCGATATCCCGCATTGGAAAATTTCAGCCAGGTATCCGTAGCCGACGCCGCCGCTGTCGTAAATGTCGCGCATCTCATCTACCTGTGCAGTGGTCAGCTTGGCGCGGGGATGGGTTGGCCCGCTCCGCTGATGCGTTTGTCTGGTGGTCGCGGCTTGTATCTGCATTTTTTAGCCCGCTCGGTGGAAGGTGGAGCTGTTCGGCCCGCCTGGCGTGGCGGACCCTTGCGCTGATCCGCTTAAGCATCAGGCAACCCGGAACAGTTCGGACTTGAGGCTTTCGACCTGGCGCTCAAGATTGCGGATGGTGACTTCGCCGCGAGCGCGATCTGCAGCACTCCAGCTGCCGGAAGCCGCATGAAGCCGTTCGATGCTTTCGCGCAGATGATGCAGATGGGTTTGGCGGTTCTGGTGGACGATCAGGGTTGTGGTCATGGTCAGGCTCCTATGCTGCTGCCCATTGCCGCGAGTCATGCTCGCGATGCAATTCGGCGTGGCAGGCAGAACAGAGCCAGACCACGCATAGCGGTTCGTTGTAGTGGGTGTGATGTCCTTGGATGTTTTCGGTGCTGAAGCATCCAGGAGATGTGCAGCACGGGGATTTCCAAAGCTTGCCGCGCTTAACCGCGCTTTCGACAAGGTTGTGGGCGTGCCGCTTATCACCATTTCGCTCTATGTAGGCTCGCTTGGCCAGCGTTGAGCGCTTCCGGCCCTCATCAGTTGCCGCATAGCTTTCTCTTGCCTCAATCCTGTGAGGCAGCGATGCTCGTCTCCGCTCATATTCCCGGTATTGATCACGGTTTACGCTGTAATTTGCGCGAACGTTTGCCTTAACGCAGTCCTTGCAGGATGAGCGCTTAGGGTAGAAATCACTCTCGGACTTATGAGCGCCACACTGTTTACAGTGCTTCATTGGCGCCTCACTTCATGGCGGGGTCAGAATGGGATATCGGTGTCGTAGGCATCATCAGCGGGCTGATTCTGCTGTGGTGCCGCCTGCTGCTGTCGCGGTTGCGGTCGAGACTGCTGCTGCGGCTGTTGCTGATTGCGCTGACCCTGCTGATTACCTTCCTGCAGCCTCCCACCCAAAAGCTGCATCGTGCCCTGCATGTCCACGATGATTTCAGTGGTGTAGCGCTTGATGCCGTCCTTCTCCCATTCACGAGTGGAGAGCTTGCCCTCTATGTAAACCTGAGAGCCTTTGCGCAGGTACTCCCCGGCGATTTCCGCGACCTTGCCGAAGAGCGAGACCCGGTGCCATTCGGTCTTTTCGACTTTCTGGCCGGTCTGCTTGTCCGTCCATTGCTCGCTGGTAGCCAGACTAACGTTCGTAACCGCGTTACCGTTGGGTAGGTAGCGAACGTCTGGGTCTTGGCCGCAAGTGCCCACCAGAATTACTTTGTTGATACCACGGGCCATATGGCCTCCTATGCGGCGATGCCGAGCACTTTATTCATGCGCTCGTCGAGGATTTCGTAAAAGGTTTTGACGCGCTCGCTGATCTTTCGAATCATCACCTCGTCGCGGTACATGCGCTTTACGAACAGCGGCATGCCGGGCCAATAGCTGATGAAGTCGATCCATTCACGCTCCGACGCCCAAAGGCCGCCTTGGCATTGTGCGACGTGTTCCTTCGGAACCTCGCCCGCCAGGATCACGCCGACCTGAAACTTGGGCAGCTTGGTTTTGATTTCGGTCAGGCCGTTGGCCCCTACGAGCGCGTCAGGCGAGTACCCGATGCCGTGATTGAGGATGATTCCGACCTCTTGAGTGCGGACTTCTTCACGCTGCTCGTAAAGGTCACGGGCGACTCCTTCCAGCTCATGACCTCGAATGGTCGCCTTGGTCTGGAATGGAATCTCAGCAGCCTCTTCCGTGATGCGCTCACCGATCAACTGGTCCATATAAGTGAATGCCGCGACTCCGAAACTGGCCTGGCCCTTGCCGCTAACCAGCAACACGTCGAGCTCGGACGCTGTGGCGATGCCCAAGCGCAAAGCCAGCCATTCAGGCGTGCCCTGCTTGATGTCAGTGACGATCCTCATTCGGACACCGCCGTTGCGGCCTCGGCCGCCTTGATTGCCTTGTTGAGCTGGCCGACCAGAACGTCATGACGAGCCTTTGGCACGCATGCAGCTGAGCCATATTCGCCGACGAACCAGTCGTTAGTTTTTTCAGTGCAGCGAGCGAGCAGGGCATTAATTCCCTTCGCCTGCGCTGGCGTGATGTTCGCCGTCGGCACTGCCGCGTGGCCGTCGTCATCCTCTCCGCGAGTGGTGAGGTTGAGCAGGGCGCTCATTACGTAACGCTTGCCATAGCTGGTAGATGAGCCAACCGCCTGGACAGCATTCTTGCTGCCACTAGTGTCGAGCGGCAGGAGCATCGAGGTGCTTTCTCGGTGCCCGGCTCGGTGCATCAGGATGCCTGTCACATTCAGGCCTGCCTGAACATTCTCAACCTTAAAGGTGATCGCGAAGCCGTGCGCTTGCATGATCGGCTTGATCACGTCGTTGATGTCTTCGAAGGTGGCGTAGTCGCTGCGCTTCTGACCGTTAACCACAATCGCGCCACGCTCCGCGATGCTTGGGATGTCGCTCTGCATGGCAGCCATTGCGGCATTGAACTCAGCCTCCGCGTCACGGGCCTGCATGCGCTCATGCATCAGCATCAAGCGCTCAAGCTTGTCGATATCGCAGGTAGGATCGGAAGCGGCGCGACTGATAACCGCCATGATGCTGGTGTCATTCGAGATGGTTGAAACCTGACGGCGCGGCTCAGGCATGATGATTTCGGTAGACATGAGGTCCGCCTCAGTAGGTGATTTTGATGTTCGGGATCATGCCGCTGGCAATCAGCTTCACAGCCAGGCGAGCACAGTCTTCGGTCATGTTGTTATCCATGAAGGCTTCTTTTGCAGCCTTGTAGATCGCGCCCTTGTGAGCCTTGTCGGCTTCGCGGGCTGCTGCCTCACGGGCTAATTGAGCAGCGGCCTGTTCTTGCCGGGCGACCTCCTCAAGCCGTGCACGCTCGACCGCTGCGGCTTGGCGCTGCTCGGCTGCAATGCGCTCCTGCTCGCCGCGCTGGATGGCTGCGACCCGGTCGGCCTCGGCCTGTACCTTCAAGCGCTCGGCCTGTTCGGCAGCCAGTTGTAATTGAAGGGCTTGATTGGCTGCGGCCTGTTCGGCATCGCGGGCGGCCTGCTCAGCGGCGCGCTGCTGGGCGGCGGCTTGATCAATCAGCGCCTGCTCACGGGCGGCGGCTGCATCACGTTCGGCCTGGGCGGCAGCGGCTGCTTCGCGCTGGGCCTTTTCCACGGCTTCCCGTGCAATGGCGGCGTCACGCTCTTGCTGTTCACGCTGAGCCTTCTCCGCGTTGAACTTGGCAATCTCTGCCAGTTCGGCTTCGTGCTTGGTCCGGTCGGCCAGCAGGGCGCGCAGTGTTGCGAGCGACTTGTCCTTCACCTGGGCGGCTTCGGGCAGAAACTCTTCCCAGCTGTCGTCGAGCGCTACCAGCTCCAGATCGGCGATTACCTGTGCGACGACCGCAGCAGTCGGCGTCTCGGCGAATACGGCTAGATCCTTGAGGTTCTGGATGGCTTGATTGTGGTCATCGACGCGCTTGTCTTCCTTCGCCTGCCATTCATTCAGTGGACGGCGAACTTCCTCCTGCCATGAATCCAGGGTGTCGCGAACCCGTTTTCGCTCAGCGTCGATCTTCTTCGGGATTTCTTTCAGGTCGGCGACCAGCTTCTTGCCGACATCATCCAGCGCCGTTTTGGACCGAGCGACCTTGTAGGCCATCGAGGCGATTGCTTCGCGACCCTTACGACTTGTGATGTCCGGGGTGAAGCCGTCGATCTCGACGCGAATCTGCTGTAGCCACGGCTCAAGGCCCTTTTCGGCACTGAACACTGCCATGGCGGTTTCTTGCGGTGGCACAACGGCCAATTGGGTTTCATTAGACATGACTATCTCCTTGCGCCATGCAGTTGCCGGGGCGCTGCGGTTAAATGGGGAAGGGTTACTGAGAGGCTTGCTGCTGGACGCGGTAGCGGAGCACTTGAAGAACTCGGCCACGATAGCCGGGCTCAGCGTACTGCTCGACTGGAGGGCCGTAGTAGCCGCGCAGTTCAGCAAGGCGGTAGGCTTCACGAAGGTTGTGAGCGCTGATTTCTTCAAGCTGCTCGTCGATCAGAGACGGGTAGAGTGGGGTGCTCATGGCTTCACCTGCTGACGGTATTGCGCGTCGTAGAGATATCCAGCACCAACAACATCGCAGCGGCCCATCGAGTCTTCCACGATCTTGTTGATGGCGGCGAGTCGCTGCTCTTCGGCAATCTGCTCAGGTGTGCGGATAGGTCGAAAGCAACCATGCGCACCCTGTGCAACACGAAGAGAACCAAAGTCAGCGGCACTGTTGAAGGTAAAAGCCGCAACCTGAACGCATCCGCTAAGGTAATGGGCGATAACCGTAACGTTGTCGCCTACAGCTGGATCACTAGGCAGCGTCTCCTCCGGATTGAATCCGGCGAACTCGCACACAGTCCCAACGGGCGGCAGGCCTTCGCCATTCCAGTTCTCAGGCTTGCTGATGGCCGAATAAGCGATGAATGATGGGCATCCTTCCGGGCCATAACGGAAGTGGTCTTTCACTTCGTGAAGATCGGGCTCCATGGCCCACGCTTCGAGAGCTATTTCGTCCTCGACACGCCAAAACACTGGCCGCTGATTTGGACTGTTCGGCAGGCTCAAGTGTGTTGAGCCCACTGGGGCTTTACTCCAGTCAATCTTCATGCCGCTCTCCTTGGCTGGCGCGCCTGGCTCTCGGCCCGAATCTGCGCGCAGTAGTCATTGAATTCGTCGGAGTCGATGACCTGCGACGTGAAGTAAGCGATGACGAGGCCCTCGGCCAGCCCTGAGGCAAGGTCTGGGTTTTCGTGAGCCGGTATGTCGGCAATGGCCGCTTCGATTATTTCGCGGCTCACAGTGCGTCCTCTTCGGCCTTGGCGATCAGCGCGTCATCGACAAGAGGCCGAAGTAGGGCCTCAGCGATTTCGAAAAGCTTGGCCATGGGGTGGCCGGTGCCAACCAGGTAGCCCGCGATGGTCGGCGATGCGTACCCGTAGGCGTTGTTCAGGACGAGCTGGGCCAGCCAGTCCTCCTTGTCTTCGCCGTCGATCTGCTGCTGGCTCAGGTGATCCTGAAGGGCGACCAGATACTCAGCGTGCCTGACACCTTGTTCTGGGTGCCCGATGCGCTTGAAGCGAACATCCGACCGGTGCCGGACGATCTGCTCGCACGACTCAGCCAGCCATTCAGCCGCTGCCGTCTCCCGCGCCTCATCATCCTCAGGAGGCAACGCACGGTCGTAGTTCAGTTGCGCAATCTGCAATGCTGCGTTCATGGTCGCCTCCGTGGGCTGGGTTAGTTAGGAGTCGGCTGCGATGTCTGCAAGGATTTGGGCCTTGCGCTTCTCGAAGCGAGCGCTCCAAGTCGGCTTACCCTCTACGCGCCAGATGGTTGCGCCTCGCTTGCGGAGCTTTCGAGCACGAGCAGGAGAAACTCGATTCCCCCATTTCTCTGTTCGGTAAATGGCTTCCCAGTACTCGACTGTCTCGCGCTTGTCATACTTGTAGTACCGGCTGCTTGGATTATTTTTAGATAGCCATTCGTTCATCAGTGATACGTCAACTGTGGCCGAACTAAACACGTAGCAACGCTCAAGAGACTCAAGGGTTCCGACGCCCATCTGCGCGGTAGGCACGCCAACATCAACGCCGCACGACCAGACCTGACCCTTGCATTCGAGGGTTGACCCATCTGTAAGCTTGATCGTGAATTCACGTCCAGCGAAGGCATCGCGCGTTCCAGGTTCAATCTTCAGGAAGTCGTAGAAACCACCGTCATTCGATACCAGAAGGTTCCCGGTTCTCTCGTAGACGAGGCGTGGCAATTCGTCGAGCAGCAAGAACGTCTGCCCTTGCTTCGTCCTGATCACATCAATGATCTTTGGCATCGCGAAAACCTCTGTTGTTAGTTCAAATCCACTCGCTCATCCCTCGGCCGCTCGCTATTGCCGGTGGGCGCAAGGGGAGGACTGACGGGTGGATTCGGGAAAGGGGGTGCCGGTTACGTTGTCCGGCGCCATAGTGCCAATGGCCGCACTCGTTCAGGTCCGCCGCAAGGCCTTCTGGCTATCGGGGCTGGTAGCAAGCCAGCGCACTCCGGGGCCGATATTCTCTCGTCGGTCCAAGCGCCCAGCTCTGTAGTGGCTGGTTACTGTCGCGCGGCGACCTTGCGTTGTTACTTCATGGCGATATCTCCTGTCGCTCGCTCACTGGGCAGGCAGTGGCCACCTATGAAGCTGCATTGGAATGTCGGTCCTGACCAAGATGCCTAACTACGTCCGCCCGTTCGCATACAAACAGTTGGCCTGGATCAGCTTTTTTCATGGGGCGCCGACATTCCGATACAGCCTCGCCTTCGCAGGTAAAAACCTCCAGCAAGGTGATCGGTCCGTCTATTCCGGCTGTCACACTGCCTGTGCTTTATCGACGAACCTTCGCAGTGATTCCCGTCGTTGCAGATGGCCGGTTAACCCGGGCCGCTACGTCTATTTGAAGATCGCCCTAGCTCGCTCATTGTCCAGGGCCACGCCCGCTTTCATCTGCGTGCTGGTCACGTCTCCAGCGCCGAGTTCCACGGTCCGTATTCATTTCGCCAGCGCTCGATAACAACCGATTCTGGGCGATTGACGCAGGGGGCCGCTTTCGCGGTGTGTACTCATCCGCATCGGGGTGTGATCTGCCGTCCGGGGTAGCCTGTCCGGATTACTGGTGGGAGCCTGCTAAATCACCTGCCTCCAAACCGAGAGGCATATGTTTTAAGGTGCATTCAGATCACACCCCGATGCGCTCTCTCTGAGAGGATCGGGCAATTTATGCGGTTGCTTTGCGGATGGCGGCGCGAGCACTTTCGATTGCGTGCTTCATGCCTGGATTCGTGCTTGGCGAATCCATATCGAAGCGCTCAGTGATGTCGCCTACCAAGTCCTCAAGCGCCTCAAACAAATCCTGCGAGGCAGCCATTACCTTGGCTCGATAAAGCGCCTCTTCATGAGAGATTTCGCAATCACGAATGGTGGGGTGCGCATCGCGCTGAATTACTAGCGCCACGCCCTGGTATGACAGATGGCGGTCCGTATCGATGATCCGGTACCCGCCAGTTACTTCCGTAGTGTCGACTTCAAGAGCCATGTCATGTCCTCTGTTGATTTCCCGTCTAGCCCTGTCGCCAAGGCCAGCCAGTGAAATCTTCATGCTGCGAACAGTTCTTTCTGTTGTGGCTCCGGCGTCACGAACGCAACCAGCTTCTCGCTGGACCAGTCCGTTACATCGATCCAGTCGGCGTGCATCGCCTTCCAAATGTTCGGTGCAAGCCAGCGAGCGTCTTGTTTGTTTGGGCTTACGCAGAAGCGGTGGCCTTGGTCTTTCAGGCTCATGCTGTGTTCCTCCGTTGATTTCCAATGCCGCCTCATCGAATCGGCATCTGTAAATGTGTGGGTCAGCCCTGCGCATACGGGACGTTGTTGTCGAGCAGCCAGTACTCCATCCAGCCGTTGGCTGACGTGTCCATGTGGCGGCAATCGAAGTTGAGTGAGTCATCGCAGTTGCTGCCGATGAACCTGCCGTCTGACAGAGTTACTTTCATCCATGCTCCCTGCTGTCCATGCCCTTCAATGTGAAGAGTTGCACCGGCTCTCATCAGGTTTACTGGGTCCACAGTTACTTGCCTTCCCATCTCGAATCCCTCCAGTTGATTTTCCGGATGCCCCTGTCTCCAAGGGCATCGAGGAAATCTGTTCTCGAACCAGGCACCGGTCGCTCATCCGGTATCACGCTTCCCACTTCACTCGGGGCCTGCGTGTCGCTTGAATGACAGCTTCATGGCCGTCACACCTGTTCGCAGCTCGCCCTGTTGGGTCTGCTGGCCTTCTATGCCTGAAGGCTCGGCGGTCTATCGATGTTAAAGAGCGGGCGGGGCCTTTCAGTCCCTGTCGCGGCTTCGGTTTGTCGCTGCGATGGGTGAACATTACCTGTAGGTAACTCATATCGTCAATACCCGTGGGTAATCTTTTTTTGAGTGGCCATAAAAAAACCCGCACATGGCGGGTTTGTTGTTCTTTGGGTGGGGGAGCGCTAAGCGTCCTCAAGTATCCTTTTGGCAAAAGGCATTGCCGCCTCGGCCTGATCTATCCCTCCGTCAGCAAGCACGTACTCGACTCCCGCTCGATTGGCGGCGAATTCAAGCTCGGTCGTGTATGCGCCGAAGATATCTTCCTGATGAGGGTTGAGATCTTTACCTGGAATCCAAAGACCTAGCATTAGATGGTCTTTGTTATGCCCAATATCAATCTCGCGCAGAGCCAGGAGCTGGTTGATGCGCCTGTGAGCAGCGTCGCGCTGCTGCGAGCAGGAAGTAACGGTAACGTCTAGAGACGTTAGATTGATGGCAAGGTGGGTTCCAACATATGAGATTGGTACTTTTGCCCGCCCACCGTATAGCGCCATCTTTGGATTGAAGCGAATCTTCATTCCCTCTCGGGAAGCAAGGACGATTTGCTTGATCTTTTCCTGGAACCTGGTCAGTGACCTATCCCCAGACTCACCGGTGCCTGACGCATCATTGATCTTAGCGCTGAAAATTGAAGAGTGGGTCAGCGCTGATTGAAGAATCGCTTCCAGAGAGGTGTTCTTTGTGGGGATAACTCTACCCGCATAAACTCCCGACATCTCTGGTCGCCAGGATTTGAGCTGCCCGCCAGTTAGTAGATAAGCCTGAAGCTCGGCGTTCACGCTACCTGCGAGATTAAAGAGATCCTTACCATATCGTCCAAACACCTTCTCCAAGGGCTCAGCAGACAGGGTGCCAATGACGCGTGGCGCAGATCCGTCATCAGGGACAATTGCAATTCCGGAGGTGATCCGCTCTCCGGAAAAGGTGATCGGCTCAAGGTGGACAGCCATCCATCGTGCGCCGAAAAGGTTTCGCGAAGCACGACCCTTTAGAAATGTTTCGGCGGCATCAAAGACAGATGACCCAACTGGAGACGATTGCATAGCAGTGGCACCGTGTGATGAATTCGTTCACGCAGGAATTTGATGATGTCCTGCCTATCCGTGGCTGGGTCAATTTTGGCGAAATAGCCGTCCTGGTCAAGCTCATCCAGACAAAGCGCCGCGCATTTATTAACCAGGCCATGGGCCTTTTTCAGGACTCTGTTCCGTACAGATTCATCCCATTCAGAGACGCTATTGTCGACCAGAAGGTTCCTAACTTCTACAGCTGGATCGTCAAGCCCCCACAAATCCCAATAGGTGCCGGTAAGTGATCGGCCGTGATCAATTAGCCAGAACTCCTGCTTGCCCGGGGCGTAGATGATATTCCCCTGGTGACGATCATCATTCGCGACGAACTCGTCAAGAGCGATAGTCCCATCCAGGTCGAACTGAGTATGCACAGCCTTGGCGAAAGCTTGAGTTGGATTTCTCATCGCTCGTTCAAGGCTATAACTGCGATTCCCAGCTTGCTGACTAGCGAAGCAAACCATCACCCCGCGACCATAGAAAGAAGACTCAAAGCCTTCAAGGTCATCGGTATTCAGCAGAACGACAAACGGCCTAGGGATGTTCATTCCAAGGGCTCTGCCTACTTGAGCAGTCGTCAATTCCGCAATGATCCGACGTGGGTCTAGGCTCAGCTTTACATAGCCGGTAACTGTCTCACCGGCCGCATCAAGCAGCTCGGCTTTATAGGTCTCACCATCTCCACCCTCGCTAATTTGCCCGAGAATGGTGGTGACTTCAGCGTGGCCTATAGGCTCAAGACTGGTCTTTGTTGAGTTCTTCAAAGCGAGAAGCAATCCCTTCAAGTAATACCAGATCCGTCTCTTTGAGTCGGCCAGCAATAGCGGCTTTCTCAATTCGCTTGATAACTGCAAGGCTGCGCGGAGTAACAATGCCCTTGAGGTTCGCAATGGCCTTGAAGGCTACGGAATCGAAAGGGTCATCGGATTCTTTGGGCGGCACAGCCTCTGCACCTTCTTCTGAAATCGGACTATCCATCTCGTAGCGCTTAAGCCCCAGCGCTTCCTCAATTTGGCGAGCAAATTCCTCGCCGATCTTTTTTCTATTTTCGGGCGCGATAGTCAGCGACAAGCACCTGGCGATGTAGCTCGGGCTTTTACCCAGCTTATCCGCTAGGCGCACCTTGGCCCCTCCAAAACGAGTGGTCATGAGGGTCCGGAGGTTTTCGCGTCGTATCTCTGAAATGTCCATTTGCGAATGATCACTATCTGTTACCAAAAGGTAAATTCCCTATGGGTATTGCTTTGATGATTACCTGCGGGTAATAATCGCCATATCTAGAAGGAGGTTCCTCATGCGGAGCAAGAACCAAAGCCTGCTTGCCTGGCTGAAAACGGCAACAGACGCCCAGGTCGAAGGGACTGGCACCACGCGGGCCTACCTTCGACTTATCGCCTATGGGCACAAAACAGCTTCGGCAGAAATTGCCGCCCGAACTGAATCCGCCACATCTGGAGCTGTTTCAAGGCGCGACCTGCGCCCTGAAGACTGGAGACAGATTTGGCCTGAGCTTTCTGCTGCCTAACCCACCAATTTATTAGCCACAAGGAGCAACACCGATGCACTTCGACCCAAGCCACATGCACGACAAGCCGACAAAGGTCCGCCTCGACGAGGTGGCCGACGATCTGCTGACTGCCATGGCGAGATACCAGCGTACGCAGAAAGCAGTTTTGGCCCGGGAAATCCTGGAGCGCGGCCTGAACCAGATGATGGAAGAGCTTACCGCAAAGACTGATGTGGCCTGAAGTTGCCGAGGAGGCCCTGTGCCTGAAAGAAAACAGCTGGATGTCCAGCTCGAATGGGAAGGAGTCAGCAAGCTGGAGTTTTTGGCCAGAAAAGCGGGCGTAGAACCAGAAGAGCTGGCAGCAACAATCATCAATAAGGAATTGGACCGAATGTCCCGACCACCTCCCAGTCGGAGCAAGGTCAGGTCAATCGGGCGAAGGGCTGATTAGCCCCTTAGGGACTCTTGAGGAACTGCCGAATGAGACACCCGATCACCAAACAGCAGGCACAAAAAAACCGACGGATCAGGTCGGTTCTTTTTACAGCGCTTGCAAATAAGTTCTGGAGCGAATAATGCCCATTTCCCAATACGCCGTCAACTCTCACCAATCCGCGCCACGTTTTGAGCATTCGCAAATCGTGGCGCGAACCATGTCTTCCCAGGAAATTGCCGATCTGGTTGGCTCTCGTCACGACAGTGTGAAGCGAGCCATTGAAAGGCTTGCCGCGAAGGGCGTGATCGATATCCCACCGACGGTGGAGAAGCCCACGGGCGGCCGCCCGATTGAGGAATACGTTTTCTCAGGAGAAAAGGGTAAGCGCGATAGCCTTGTCGTGGTCGCACAGCTGAGTCCTGAATTTACTGGCGCGCTGGTTGATCGATGGCACGAACTGGAAGAGTCTACCGCCAAACCTGTCTTCGATATTTCCAGCCTTAACGATCCAAAGGTTCTACTGGCCTTGCTGACTGATAACGTTCGCAAGGTCGTGCACCTGGAAGCTGACAACACTGAACTCAGTCAGGAAAACCACCTGCTTGAGCAGAAGGTTGTCGCCGACGCGCCCAAGGTTGAGTTCTTCAACGCCGTCATTACTTCGACCAGCATCCATTCAGTCCGGGAGGTGGCCCAGTCCATCGGCACCGGGCAAAACCGTCTGTTTGCGTTCATGCGGCAGCAGCGCTGGGTCGACCGTCACAACACGCCATATCAGGGCCGTGCCGAATCGGGGCATCTGGTAGCCGAACCGCACTCCTACAGCTGCCCTGAAACGGGTGAGCGAAAAACTAAGTTCACCTGCAAGGTTACCGGCAAGGGCTTTGCCAAGCTTCAGGCGCTGTGGGCGGGTCGAGACAAGGAAATCCTGGGCGGTGCCGCATGAGCAGGATAACCGTGGTCCTCGAAAACCCTACAGAGCCAATCCGGCTGGGCATGACACTGGCAGGTGGGCGACTTACCAGCGCCTGCCTCGGCGATCAGTCTGAGCTTCTAGAAGCAACCAAGAAGCTCCAGCGCGCTCTTTTTTATTACAACCAGATGCCAGAAGCCGAGCGACTCGCGATAGAACGCGAAGCTGCGCGTGTCATTGCCAAATTGGAGGCCGCGTAATGGCCGGAGACTGGATCAAAATGCGAGTCGACCTTCAGACGCATCCGAAAGTTTTCCGCATGGTGTCCGCATTGAAGGCGGACAGATTGCGGATTATCGGCGGACTGCACATCGCTTGGAGCATCTTCGATACCCACTCAGACGACGGCGTTCTGCACGGTTACAGCATCGACGCTATGGACGCGGTAGTGGGCTGGCCGGGCTTCACACAAGCCATGATCGACGTTGAGTGGGCATCCGTACAGGACGATGGAAGCCTTGTTATGCCTCGTTTTGACGAGCACAACGGGGCAAGCGCTAAACGTCGCGCCAATGACTCTGAACGCAAGCGCAATGAGCGCAAACAACCTGTCCGCAATTTGTCCGCTTCGGATGCGGACAAAACTGGGACCAGAGAAGAGAAGAGAAGAGAAGAGAAGAAAGAGCAAGATCAAAAGCAGAGCGCTGGCGCGCTGGTGAAGAATCCCAAATTCGACCCTTTGGCTGCAAAACCGGAAAATGTGTCCGACAAGGCGTGGGCGGACTGGTGCCAGCATCGGAAGGAAATCCGCAAGCCACTGACCGCCAAAAGCTGTGAGCAGCAGGCCAAAGCGCTGATAGGGCATGCCGCGCCTGACCAAGTGCTCGCCACATCGATTTCCAACGGCTGGACCGGAATCTTCCCGGACAAGGTTACCAGCAACGTTCACCAGTTCCCCGCATCGCGCCATACCGGTTTCGCCGAGCGCGATTACAAGGCCGGTCTGAAAGAGCGGGAGGACGGCACCTATGCGTTCTGAACTCGCTACTCAGGCCCCGGAGTATCCACCGGGCACCCGTATCCAGCCGGCCGACTGCGCAACTCACGGTCAGTTTGAGCAGAAGGTGTTCCCAGTGCTTGGCCGGGAAATGAAAACTTCCTGCCCTGAGTGCTCCCGGCTGACCCAGGAGGCCGCCGAAACCGCCGAGCGTGAAAGCCAGGCGCTGATGATCCGCATGGCGATGGAGCGCAAGCTCGGCGCGGCGCTGATCCCGAAGCGGTTCGTGAGCAAGACCTTCGAAGGCTATCTGGCGACCACCGACGAGCAGCGCAAGGCCCTGAACACTTGCCGCCGCTATGCCGCTGAGTTCTCAAAAATCGCTGAAGCTGGGCGCTGCCTGTTGCTGCTGGGCAAGCCCGGTACCGGCAAGACTCACCTGTCCGTAGCGATCGCCAACGAGATCATGGCCAAGTCCGCCGCCACGGCCGTGTACCGAACTGTTGGCGCGGTGCTGCAGGCGATCCGGGCCAGCTACGACCGGTCAACGGACCAGAGCGAAGCGCAGATTCTGTCGAGCCTCGTCAGTCCCTCGCTGCTGATCCTTGATGAGATCGGCGTCAGCAAGGAAAAGCCAAGCGACTTCGAGCTGACCACGCTGTTCGCAATCATCAACGGCCGGTACGAACAACAGCTCCCCACCGTAATCGTCTCGAACCTGGACGCCAAGGCGCTGCCCGGTGCCATCGGCGAGCGCTGCGCAGACCGTCTGCGGGAGGGCGGGGTGATCGTGCTCCCGTTCGAATGGGAATCTCAGCGCGGCAAGGAGGGTTTCTGATGAGCAACGACAAGATGCGTGAAGAGTTTGAAACCGCAGTTGCACTTGAGGCCGGAGAGCCAGTGCTTGCGGTTTACCTGAGTCGCAGAAACGAAACCTACAGCACCAGCGCCCTGCATTTCGCATGGTGGGCTTGGAAAGCATCCCATGCGGCGCTGCTGAAAAAGCAAGTCAAGGAGCAAGAAGAGTTCCTTGACCACCTTGCCGACTTTGAGCACGAGGACACTTTCCATGGCTGACATCAACAACAAAAAGCGTGATGAGTTCGAGGCGTGGGCCAGAAAAATGTCCATGGACCTTGAATACCGCAACATTCCCGGCGTCGGCCAATTCTATGAGTGCCCAAGAACTCTGCTGGCGCTTGAAGCATGGCAGGCCTCCCGCGAGGCGCTGGTGATTGAGCTGCCAGACGACGGTATCGAAGATTGCCGAAAGGAATGGCCTGAGCGCGGGGAGAAGTACAGCTATGACACATTCGATACCGGCTATCTCTATGCCTGCAAAAAGCACGAGCAGGCTATCGAAGCAGCTGGCCTGAAGGTGTCGCAATGACCGGCCTCATCGAAATGAAAACCGCCGACATCACCGGCGAGGCGCTGAACTGGTCTGTCGCCAAGGCTCTGGGCCTGAGCGTGTACCTGGCTGAGCCGCATTACATGAATGCTCACCGGGTGATGGTCCGCTTCACGCCGGATGGCTGCCACTTTGAGCAGGAGAAGCGGTTCCAGCCTTCGACTGACTGGGCGCAGGGTGGGCCTTTGCTGGATTCAAACCAGATATTCCTCGATCCGCCGCACGACATGCACCGCGCAAACTACGACGAAAAGACCGGAAAAGTTAAGGGGTGTTGGGAAACCTACGAAAGCTGGCATGCAACTGTCAGCGCTCGGGTTCGAACGCTTCCGCCCAAGGTTGAAGGTTTTCCTGGGCGTGTTGGGAGAGGGGAAGGCTCTACACCTCTAATCGCCGCCTGCCGCGCCATCGTCGCCTCTGTACTTGGCGACACCGTAAGCGTGCCAAAGGAGCTTTGCCATGACTGAGTACACCGAACTGAAGCGGCTGGCTGAGGCATTTCCCGCCGACTTGGACTGGGATGGCAATACCGAGCCTTTCTTCAATGGCCCCTCAGGCGAATCACTTGGCGGCGGCGCGACAGGCTTCTACTGCGTCTACGGAAAACCATTCCGCCTCGAAGGTGAGGACTACGACTATGACGGTCCGACCTATGTCGAGCAGTGCAACGTCGACTTCGCGAAGTTCATGGTAGCTGCGCGCGATGGTGTTCTGGCCCTGATAGCCGAGAACGAGCGCCTGAACTCAGAAAACAAGCAACTGATCCTTCTGGAATGCCACGGCGGCACCGCTGAAGCCGCGATAAACCTGCTGGCCGAGCGCGAACAGCTCAAGGCTGAGTGCGAAGGGCTGAGGAAGGATGCTGGGCTTGGGCAAATCCTCCTCGCGTTCATTGATCGAATGTCTGATCCATCCGATTGCGACCCAATCGAGAAAAGCGCCGGTGAGCTGGTAGCAGCCTTTGACGCAGTCATGGGCAAGGGAGAGCAGTCATGACAGCCAAAATCAGCGTCAACTGCCAAGCCAAGCTGACCGAGGCAATCACCAGCTTAACCACTATGTACCGCGACAAGCGCTTCGTGGTCGTGTCACTGCGCCCGGGCAAGGACCGCACTCTGGACCAGAACGCACTCTGGTTCGCAATGTACAAGCGCATCTCCAAGATGACCCAGATCGGCGACCCAGCCGAGGCGCGCAAGTACTGCAAGCTGCACATCGGCGTGCATATCCTGCTGAACGAGGACGCCGGGTTTCAGGCCGAGTGGTACCGGGTCATGCGTCACCTGAACTACGAAACGAAGCTGGACATGATGGGCGGGTGCCATTTGTTCGGGCCGGATGGATTCCCGGTGACCAGCCTGTTCAATCGGGCGCAGGGAATCGCCTACACCGACCGCATCGTCGCGCACTTCTCCCGTCACGGCGTTGTGTTCTCGGATCTGTTGGGCGGGGTGGCGGCATGATCCGGCCATCTGCGTACCGCGTTGAGGTTCAGCCTGCCGACTATTCGTTCTTTACCCCGGATCAGTTCCGCATATCTGGGTTTCGAACGTCTCGCTGCTGGGCGCTGTTCGACGATCCTGTCGCTGCCGGATCTGAAGAGGTCGCCGTGTATCAAGGCTGGTGCTGGGTCCAGCCTAAATACTCCAAAGGCCATGATTTGTCAGGATTCAAACCACTGTACCTCGGGCCGCGCGCAATCCCGGAGGCCTCATGAAGCGTACTCCGCTGCAGCGCAAAACCCCACTCACGTCCGGCGGACCACGGCGCAAGCGCTGCCCGTCGTGCCGGGTGATGTTCACGCCGTCCAGGAGCTCGCAGGCGGTGTGCGGGGAAGTCGAGTGCGCCATCGCTTACGGACAGTCGGAGAAGGGCCGGGCTATCGCCGGGAAAGCGCTGGCTGAAGTAGGTCGTCGCGAGATCAGGGTCCGCAAGGAGAAGCTGAAGAGCAGGGCGGATCACCTCAAGGACACGCAGCAGGCGTTCAACGCGTGGATTCGCGAACGTGATGCAGCATTGCCGTGCGTGAGCTGTGGTCGTCATCACGAGGGCCAATGGCACGCAGGTCATTTCAGGTCGGCCGGCGGACACCCTGAACTCAGGTTCGAGCCTCTAAACGTATGGAAGCAGTGCGCGCCATGCAATACGCATAAGTCGGGCGACCTGGTGAATTATCGGGCTGAGCTGGTTCGGCGGATCGGTGCTGAAAAAGTTGAGTGGCTAGAAGGACCGCATGAGCCGAAGAAATACACCGTTGAGGAGCTCAAATCCATGACGGCCGACTACCGTGCGCGAGTCAGAGAACTGAAGAGGGCCTAATTATGGACCAGCATTCTCCGCAGCAACTGAGCATCGACTTCACTGCCCTTGTGATTCGGATACCGAGATCGCCCATCCGTAGCACGGTGTGTGCTGGCGCAACACTGATCACACGAGATGGAATAACCCTGCCTGCCGCCGAGTGGGCGGCAAGACTGGGGTTGAAGTGGCAGACGGTGAAGATGCGCAGGATGCGCGGAGAGAGCTGGACAGAGGCGCTAACCCCAGAGTTGAGGCGCACCACATTCATGTCCCGCTGGAAGATGCACGGTTAGCGCCAGACGTGCAGCACCTTGTCCCCATCGCCCTCTGATTCGGCGCGGGACTTCAGCTCGTCAACCAGCGCCTGGAGTCGTGCGAGCTTATCGGCATTCAGCGTGCCGCCGACGATGGCGTTCTCGCTGTGCTTCGACAGGCTGATGACTAAGAGTGCGTCAGAAGGGTTTGTGTCCATAGCGTCGGCAGCCAGGCCCATTACTTCAGTGATCGCCATGAATGCCGAGTCTCGGGTCGAGCCAACAAAGTTCTTTGTAGTCATGAGTAGTGCCCCTTTGGAATTGAGTCTCCAGTGCATGTGACTGGCGGTAGTGGCGCAAGGCTTGTACCGACAATTGAGTCACATAGCCTCGGCAGCAAGTAGCAACTCAGCCGAAGGGCCTTATATGACTTACGAATCCAGCAGTACTGCAGCGAGGGCCGGACATGGAGTTCGTAGTCCGCTTGCTCGATAAGGTCGATGTCCTGATTGCGGGGTTCATCGGCGCACTGGTTGCAAGCTGGTGGAGCCGCGATGACATCGCCAACTGGAAGTCATGGGTGTTCTTCATCATCACTGGAATCGCCTGCGCAACCTACCTGACAGGAATGGTCAGCTCCCACCTCGGAATTGAAGACCCAGGCAATGTCGCTGGGGTGGGATTTCTCATTGGAGCCTTCGGTGGTTCTCTTCTGACCGCCATCAACCGCGCCATCAAAGCCGCTGACCTGTGGGCGCTCATCCGCTCCAAGTTCGGAGGGGGCACTTAATGGACACTCAAACCCTGAGCACCTTATTCATCGGCACCATCGTCGCATGGGCATTCTGGTCGGTATTCAGCAGAAAGGTCCGAGACGGTGTGATTGGAAAGCTCATCTACGCCGCGATCGCGCTGTCTGGTTACGCCATCGTGCAGCGCAGCGAGACATTCTTCATAACCCCAACCGTGGCGGGGGTCACGTTTCACGGATCACTCGCACTCGCAGGCCTGAGGCATATTTTCATGGTGACTTACTGGGTTCGGGTGAAGCGCTGGCTGTGCAGCCACATCGGTTGTGATAACTGCGTGCACTCGGAGGACTCGAAATGAACATGAGCCCCAAAGGGTCCGCCATCCTCTCAGTCCGCGAAGGAGAGAGGCTGAAGGCCTACGTCGATACGGTTGGAGTGCTGACAATCGGGGTAGGGCACACCGGCCCAGATGTGAAGCCAGGCATGACCATCACCAGAGAGCAGTCGCAAGCTTTGCTCAAGAAAGACCTGGAGTGGGCAGAGGCCGCAGTCAACAAGGTGAGGGTGCCGCTCAATCAGAACCAGTTCGACGCCCTGGTCAGCTTCGTATTCAACATCGGTGCGACCGCATTCGCAAAATCCACTCTTCTGAAGTTGCTTAACGCAGGTGATTACAGCGGTGCGGCGGCGCAGTTCATGGTGTGGACCAAACAGAAAGAGCTGACCGGCCGCCGACAAGGTGAGCGTGACCAGTTCATGAGCAGGCCATGACAGCCCTCTTTAAGTTGATTCCAGTCTGGTTGTGGGTCGGCATCGCTGCTGCTCTGGCCATCTGGCTGATGTGGTCGCGATTAGAGGTTGTGGCAGCTGAGCGTGACCTACAGATCGAGAGGGTAGGCCAGCTAACAGCGGCTAATGAATCCAGAAAGAAAACCCAGAAGCTGCTGCTCGATCTGGATACCGCTCACGCCCTGGAACAGGCCAAAGCCGATGAAACAAACACGCCCATGCTTACTGCTGTCGCTACTGGTGCTCAGCGGGTGTATGTCAAAGCCAGCTGCCCCGCAGTGCGAGCCGCCCCAATCGCCCCCGGCAAGCCTGATGAAGAAGGTAGAGCCGAACTTGACCCAGCGACTGCGGAAAGAATTCTCCATACCGGAGTCGACGGTGACGACGCCATCCGGCAACTAACTGCGTTGCAGGATTACGTGAGTAAGGTTTGCATGGGGGGCTCGCAATGACCGACAAGGCCTCGCCCGACTGGGAATTGATCGAAAGCCATTACAGGGCGGGCGTCCTGTCGTTACGAGAGATCGCCGCGGCTTGCCCAGGCGCAAACCATGTCGCTATAGCCAGGCGCGCCAAGAAGTTCGGGTGGGTTCAAGACCTGTCCGCAAAGATCAAGGCAAAGGCAAACGACCTTGTAACAAGACAGGCTGTAACAGAAGCTGTAACAGCGAGTAGGGCTGTTTCAGATCGAAACGTGATTGAGGCGAACGCACAGGCGATCGCTGACATCCGTATGGCGCATCGGGGTGACATCGGGCGCAACCGTCGACTCGCGCTGAAGATGATGGAAGAGCTGGAGTCGATGACCGACAACCGCGAACTCTTCGAGCAGCTTCGCGACCTGATCGCTGGCGTGGAAGAAGGCGAGGACGGCACCTCTGACGCCTACGAGAAGATGCAGCAGGCTTTCCGAGGTGCGCTCTCACTACCGGGGCGGGTGAAGATGAGCAAAGACCTGAGTGAGACTCTGCGCGTGCTGATCGCCCTTGAGCGCCAGGCTTACGGGATCGACGAAGGTTCGTCCGAAGAATCCTACGAGGATCGCCTCGCTCGATTGATGGGGGTGAAGGAATGAAGCTCTGCGACAATTATGCAATTCATGCCGAAGCGCTGCGTCGGCTGGGATATCGGAAAGGTGTGGACCCGGCAAGCCTGACAATCGTCAAATTCGACAGATTTCTTGAAATGGCCGACTCGATAAAGCTGTGCGCCGGTCCGCATCAGAACGTAGTGATCTGCGTCGATTGCTCAGCTGTTCACGATTGCCCGCATGATGCGCAGTTTGAAACCGCGTTCACTTACCGCAAGGTCTGCGGTAGTTGTGGGTCTAGATCAGGCTTCCGTGACGTAGTTGGACGCTGGGTACCATTCTCCACATGGTGGAAACCACTTTCGTGGGGTCGCGGTTGCTGGGCGTTCGAGTTCTGCACTTGAACCGCGCCACGAAATCCAATCAAGCGACATCGTGGCGCGCAATATTAGTCGTTAGCCTGTGTGCGTTTAGGTAAGACCAGAAGGCTCCGATAGGCGGCTTCATCAAGTTTATAAAGTTCGGATGGTGTGATCTCAATCCAGCTTGGCCCGGGCTCCATGCCTTTTGGCATATCCGAGAAGTTAAATAGGATACCTCCGTCAGCCGTCTTCTCGTTCAAGGCGAAGGAAGGATAGGCCCAGTGCGTAAACTGCTCTTTGATGACTTCCGTTATCGCCTGCAGCATTTCTTCTGAAGCGCCTGCGGAAGCAAGTGTGTTCAGCACAATCTCATTGGCTTGCTCTGTGGTGACTCTTGGGTCGTGGTATGACCAAGCCCTAAGTATTGAAAAGTCGCGCCCCTGCTTGTGAGGGGCATAGAAAAACCTAGTCGCCCGGTAGGGGGCCGGCCCGTAGATGCCAAAGTATCTCAGCGCATCTTCGATTGGCTCGATCTTAGATGAGTGCAGGAAATCTACGAGGCGGTCGCCTTGCACCGGGCGCACGCCAAGAAGCCTGCAAAGATCAGCTTTGCGCAACTGCCTGGCCATCACGGCGTTCCATAGCTCTATCTTTGCAATGGTCACAGCAGGCAAGCGAACGACATATTGCCCTGGGCGCGGCTCTGAGGCCTTAGGAATAGCACGTCGCTGGTCAACGTAGATCGATAGTGCCGTCTCAATTCCATCGATAGATTCGCGCAGCGCATGAGCGATATTGTCACCGGCGCTGTTGAATTCTGGCAGGTCTTCGCAGGTAACGGCTACGCCCGGGTTTTCATCTGCATGAATTGTTACTGGGTAATCAAACATTTCTAAGCCTCCGCGGGCGTCTGGGTGCTTCAGATGCAGAGATGATCAAAGCGAGTGAGCTGGGGCTCATTAAAGCCCCAGCTGTTTGATGATTCCTTTGCGGGTTGGCTCTTTCATTTCTTTGGAGCCGTGATCCGCAAAGACCGAATGATTGCCCTTGTAGTGAATCTTGAAATGGCTACCTCCTTTGCCTTTCTCAAATTCAACCCCTTGAGCCTTCAACCATCGCCTGAACTCGCTATATTTCATCACCTCGCCTCGTTATTTGGTGAGATCATTATGCTACGTGCGCGTGTCAAATGCAACGCGTACGTGTAATTATTGTCTGGTTGCAATCCAGCCCCAGTCACAAACTCTCAAGACTCCTGATAACGAAATCTTGTTTCGCCAACCAATCGGAGCCCTACCCATGAAACGATTCGCTTCCTATCTCTGCGCAGCCTTTGCGCTGGTCCTGTCTTGCGGTTATGCCTCGGCATCGGTGGAGCCGCATCACTACATCTTCAGTAGCACCGGTGCGACCGGTCACTTCTACGTCCATGCTGGCGAGTCTGTCGCGGCCAAGGTCACGCATGAGCTGGCGCTGATCGAGTGGCAGCATGCGGTTGCAAAAGAGTCGCGCTTCTCTCGGTCTGACATGCATACATCTGGCGGTGGCCTGGTCTTCACTGCCATTCATGGCGAGCCTGGCACTGACGAAACACTGACTGCGTAAATACCGGGCTTCCGCCGCGATGAAAAAGCCCGGCTTGCGCTGGGCTTTTTTACGCCTGTTGCGCAACAAATCCAGTCACATAACGTCGCCCTTGTCATTTCGATAATCGAAAAAGGGGCAGCGACACATGGATAACCAGCACAAGAAGATCACCGGCTACCGCGATCTTTCGCAGTCTGAGATTGATGGTATGAATTCAATCAAGGCGCTCGAGGCGGATACCGGCGAACTGTTCAAGCAGATCGGCCAGATTGAAGGCGTCGACCCTCGATTGCTGGCTCTGGCAAAGACAAACCTGCAGCAGGGCTTCATGTGGTTTGTGCGTTCTATTGCAAAACCTGCCGACCCGTTCGCCTAATCAATGTCAGCCGACGCCATGCTCACCCAACTCATCACCGGCGATGAGCTCTACTGCGCACGTAATTTGAAGATCCGCACGAAGGAAGGGGAAATCCTGCCGTTCGTGTGGAATGACGCGCAAAGGATGCTGCATGCACGGCTTGAAGCTCAGGCGGCAGATAAGGGATGGGTGCGGGTCATTACGCTCAAGGGTCGGCAACAGGGCGTCAGCACTTACACAGCCGCACGATTCTACAAGCGCACCAGCATGGGCTTCGGCAAGCGCACGATGATCCTGACTCACCTCGACGCAGCAACCCAGAACCTGTTTGGGATGGCCAAGACCTTCTTCGAGTTGAGCGACGCGACATTGCGCCCGACCACAAAGGCCAACTCCGGCACCGAACTGTCATTCGCCAAACTCCGCAGCGGCTACAAGGTCGCAACGGCCGGCAGTCCAGGCGCAGGACGTTCCGACACCATTCAATACCTGCACGGCTCTGAGATGGCTTTCTGGCCCAATGCCCAGAAGATCATGGCTGGACTCGGGCAAACCGTCCCGCTGATTGAGGGGAGCGAGGTGGTCATTGAGTCCACCGCCAACGGGATGGGCAACTTGTTCCACCAGATGTGGGTCTTGGCGGTATCTGGAAAGTCCGACTACATGGCCGTGTTCATCCCGTGGTTCGTAGAGCGCGGATATCGCCGCTCAGTGCCGAAAGGCTTTGAGATGAGCGAGGACGACTACGAGTACATGGAGGCCTACAGCCTCGATGAAGAGCAGATGGCCTGGCGCAGGGCGAAGATTGATACCGACTTTGCTGGCGACGAGGACTGGTTTAACCAGGAGTATCCGGCAACCCCTGATCTGGCTTTCCAGAAGGTTGGGCACAAGCCGCTGATCAAGACCGTCAAGGTCTCGCTGGCTCGCAAGCAAGAAATCAAACACATGCAGCGCATCGGCGCTCACGTTGTCGGCCTCGACCCGGCGCGCGGAGGCGATACGTCGACATTCATCCATCGCCAAGGCCGAGTGGCTTGGGGTATTGAGCGCAACAACGTTCCAGACACCATGGCGGTGGCTGGACAGGCCGCCCGCATGCTCATGGATGACAAGACCATCCGCATGATGTTCATCGATATCGGCGGGCTGGGCGCCGGGATCTATGACCGGCTTGTCGAGTTGGGATTTGGCGATCGCGTCACCGCCGTCAACTTCGGATCAGCCGCCACCGACACCCGCAAGTACTTCAACAAGCGCTGCGAGATGTGGGGCGACATGGCCGAGTGGATTCACGACGACATCACTCCTTGCATTCCGGATGACGACCAGCTCCATGGCGACCTGACGTCTGCATCCAAAGACAAGTACACCAGCAATGGGCAGCTCAAGCTTATGCCGAAAGAAGACGCCAAGAAGGCAATTGGCCGATCCCCCGATGACGGTGACGCACTGGCTCTGACATTTGCAGAGCCTGTTTCCGCCGACGATGTTCATGTTGACGACTGGAAGGCCAAGTTAATGCGCCGAAATGCCCGTAAATCTGCGATGAGTGCCTGACATGGCTGATGAAAAGCAAAGTCCATCCGACAAGCAAAAGGCCAGAGAGAATTGGGCTCGTTATGAGTATGGGCTAAATCGCGGTCACGCTGACTACATCGACCAGGCGCGGCAGTGCGAAGACTTCTATCTGGGCGGCGGATGTCAGTGGACTGTTCAGGACAGGCAGGTCCTTGCCGCATCAGGCCGCCCCGCGCTTGAGTTCAACCAGATCAAGAACAAGGTCAATTCCGCCGCCGGATATCAGATCGGCAACCGTATGGATATTGGCTTCCGGCCTCGCGCCGGTGCTGCAGATGCCGAGACTGCCAGTACGCTATCGAAGCTCGCAATGCAGGTCGCTGACAACGTTCAGCTCCACTTCAAGGAAAGCGAAGTATTCCGAGATGGCCTTATCCAGCAGCGCGGCTACTTTGATGTCCGCATGAGCTACGCCGACACCATTCTGGGCGAAGTCGCCGTGGACGTGCTCGACCCCCTGGACGTGATCCCTGACCCGGATGCCAACAGCTACAACCCTGACGACTGGGCTGATGTGATCATCAATCGCAATCTCACGATGGACGAGATCGAGGTCCTGTACGGCACTGGCTCAACCAAAAAGATCGATGAAGACGAGATGTCCGGGTCGGTATTCGGCAATGAGAGTATTGATAGCGAAGCTGAGCGTAACGGTTTCGGCAATGACGACACCGGCATCGCCGACTACTCGCTGGCGGATGGCAAGGACAAATCCACAAAGCGCTATCGCGTCATTGATCGTCAGTTTTGGCAGATGGATAAGGCCAAGGTGATCGTGACGGCTACCGGTGACATCCGACTCATTGAAAACATGAGCGAGCAAGCCGTAGCGGCGATGGTGGAGCAGGGCGGGGTAACTACAGAGCGCCGCACTAAGCGAGTCCGCTGGCTGATCACAACCCAGGACCAGGTCCTGCATGATGACTGGTCACCATTCAGTCATTTCACGGTCGTGCCTTTCTTCCCAACATTTCGTCGCGGCAAGACGCGGGGTATTGTTGATGACGCTATCGGTCCCCAGCAGTTGGTCAACAAGTCGATGAGTGCATTCCTGCACACCATCAGCACTTCTGCGAACAGCGGATGGATGAGTGTCGCAGGGACCATGGCGAACATGCGCGACGATGAGCTTGCTGATCGGGGCGCAGAGACCGGCCTTCATATCGTGCTCAAGAAAGATACCAAGGCCGAGGACCGGCCGCAGAAGATCGCGCCAAACCAAGTGCCGAGTGGGATTGACCGATTCATTGACCGGTCTGTGGCAATGCTTGAACAGTCCACTGGTGTTAACGAGGCGATGTCAGGCAACCAGGGTAATGAGGTGTCCGGGATAGCCATTCAGACCCGTCAGTTCGCCGCACAACAGCAATTGGCAGTGCCCTTGGACAACCTTGCCAGAACACGTGGAATGCTCGCCAAGCGCATGCTGGAGATGTTCCAGCAGTTCTACGATCAGCCTCGCATCATACGGATTACTGAAACTGATCCTCGCGGCGTTGAATCCACAGCCGAGCTGCCTCTGAACTGGCCCGCGGCAGACGATCGGATTCTGAATGATCTGACCATCGGCGAGTACGACGTAATTGTCACCGAGGCGCCAGCGCAGATCACGTTTGAGAACAGCCAATTCCTTCAGGCGATTGAGCTCAACGAGAAAGGGGCAAACATCCCTTGGTCGTTCATCATTGGCTATTCAAATCTTGCCAATAAGCAAGAGATTATCGATGCCATGGAGCAGCAACCCGCCCCGCCAGTAGATCCAACTCTACAGGCCAAGGCAGAGCTGCTGTCCGCTCAGGGGCAGAAGGCTCAAGCAGATGCGTCCAAGGCGCAGACCGGCGTTGAGCTGGCCCGAGCCCAGATCGACCAAGTTAAGGCTGAGACCGTCGCCAAGTCAGTTGAATCCGTCTATTCAGCCATTCAAACGGCAGGCGTTATCGCGATGCAGCCCGCCACATCGAATCTGGCAGACGCGATCCTGTTGTCATCGAATTACGTAGATCACGACGCGGCGCCGATCGTGCCTGAGTACGACGGCTCGGTGTTGTCGGCCGAATTGCCAACAAATACCAATCCATTAACACCAGCGAATCCAGGCGTTGGCCTGAATGCCGGTATCGAAACCCCAACGATCGAAGGAGTTCCAGCATGAAGCCAGTAGCGGATTCGGACAGTGACAAAAGGTGGCAGACAGAAGATGACCTGCGCACCTTGCAGCGCGCGGCAGAAATCAACAAAGACGCCAAGCGAATGGCCGCCTGTAAGGCTCTTGCCAAGGAAAAACTTGGCGAGCTCAAGGCCATCGCTGACTAACCAATAGCAATCAATGGGGCAGAACATGAAAACCGACCAAGCAGCAGTAGCAGAAACTCCAGAAGAAATTGAAGCGCGCCTTAAGCAGGAGGCCATCGACAGCGGTGAGGACTTCGCGCCATCAGGTGACGGCCTGGCCGACTCGGGCGAAGGCAGTGGCGCCACCAAGCCAAATGCTGATGGCGCGATTGACGCTGAGTTCCTCGAGGCTTTGGCCGGTGAAGAGAAGCCGAAGATGATCCCTCACGCCCGCTTCAATGAAGTGAATGAGGAGAGCAAGGAGCGCGCAAGACGCATCCAGGAGCTGGAACTGGCCCTGGCAAGAATGGAGGGCAAGGCTGAAGCCTCGGCACCAAAACCTGAAAAGAAAGACGATGCCAAGGCCGATGCGTATGACTTCGATGCTGCCGAGGACCTTTATTCTGCGGCAATCCTCGATGGCGACCCATCAAAAGCCAAGGCGATCCGCGCCGAGATCCGCAAGCACGAACAGGCCGACTTCGAAGCCCGCGCAGAGGCATTGGCTGACAAGCGTTACGACACTCGCAGGGCAGAGGATGAGGCCAAACGCACAAAGCTGGAGTTTGAGCTGGAGCTGAGCAAGGCATACCAGGCATATCCATTTCTTGATGGCAGCAGCGCAGAGCCGAATGCTGCCGCCATCGAAGAAACCATGGTCTGGACTCAGTACTTCCTGAATAAAGGCAAGACATCTGCGGAGGCGCTCTCGGCAGCAGTGGCTAAGGTCGGCCCAGCTCACGCACCAAAAGAGTCTGTGCAGGCTGCCAAGACTGAAGCACCCAAGGTCGACGTGAAGCTAGGCATGGACAGGGCAGGGAAGATTCCAGCCAAGCCTGAAGGCATCGGTGAGCGAGCAAGCACCGTGGACGTCAGCAAGATGTCCGCCAAAGACATCAAGGCACTGCCTTCAGACGTAGAGGCTCGGCTTGCCGGCGATGTCGTTTAGTTGACAGGCCGATCCAGTCACATAATTTGCACCTTGCAGTAGCCATCGGGACAGGGACGTCAACTCCGCTCAAGCGGCATTGATACAGGAACCAACAGGCTGCTGCTCGCTCACCGAGTCACGGTGTTCTCGCCGACAGGGCGTAAAGCTGACCAGATTCGAGCGCATCAGGAGCGTACAAACCTGTCCTCGCAAGGGTGGCGACATACCCAGAACCAACAGCCACCTTTATAGGAATGCCCTCATGGCAGTTACCAACTTTGCGGCTCTGCAGCCGCAGCAAAAAGTGTACTGGTCCAAGAAAGTCTGGACCGAAGCCCGCGACGACATGTTCCTCAACAAATTCTTGGGCGATGGCACCTCCGCTGTCGTGCAGCACATTACCGAGCTGACCCAGACCGAAAAGGGCACCTCCGCCCTGATGGCGATGGTTGCTGATCTGGTCGGTGACGGCGTCACTGGTGACAACTGGCGCGAAGGTAACGAGGAAGAGATGTCCTCCTCGTGGCAGGAAATCAACATCGATCTGATTTCCAACCAGGTGCGCGACAAGGGCAAGCTGTCCAACCAACAGTCGGTTATCGATTTCCGCCGCATGGCGAAGGATCGTCTGGCCTACTGGCTGGCGAACCGCGTCGACGAACTCGCGATTCTCACTCTTTCTGGCATTTCCTACAGTTTCAATACTGATGGTAGTGCCCGTGTCGGGTCGTCGTTCCCAGGTCTGTCTTTTGCCGCCGACGTGAGTGCCCCCTCATCCAAGCGGTATTTGACCTGGAACGGCACTGATTTGGTACCGGGCGACAACACCACGATCACTTCCGCAGGTTTGCCGAAGTACAAAATGATCGTGGATCTGATCGCTTACGCCAAAAGCCATTACATCCGTCCTGTGACGTCGAATGGCAAGAAGTACTACGTGCTGCTGGTTCAGCCTGGCACCTTGGCGGCCCTGAAAATGGATCCGCTGTGGCAGAACGGCCTGACCAATGCTGGCGTGCGTGGCGACCAAAATCCTTGGTTCACTGGCGCGACCGTGACCGTGGACGGCGCAATCATCCACGAATCGAACATGGTCTACAGCACCACCGGCGCTGCATCGGGCTCGAAGTGGGGTGCTGGCGGCCTCGTCAACGGTACTCGCACTCTGCTGCTCGGCGCTCAGGCCCTGGGCTTTGCCGATATCGAACAGGAAGGTCGCACCGCCTGGGTAGAAAAACTTTTCGATTACGACAGCAAGATGGGTATCTCCATCGATCGCTTCGTAGGATTCGTCAAACCCAAGTTCTATAGCACTCACGACAAGTCGGTTGAAGACTTCGGCGTGATCGCAGTGGACCACTACCTGCCGAACTCTGGCCAGTAAGGAGCAGACCATGAACATTTTTGTCTATGAGCGCCAATGGCCTCTGGTTGGCTATCAGGATCTGGTTCCGGCCGACTTCGCATCAGCGGCTGCCGTCAACATTGCGGGCCTCCCGCAAGGCGCGACCATCACCCATGCATGGATTGACGTGAAGGTGGCCTTCAACTCGGCCACCACCGGCACTCTGAGCATCGGTGACGCCGCCTTGGCAACCCGCTACGGCAATGCCATCGACGTTAAAACCACTGGCCGTAAGGCCTTGGCTAACGCCGCAGGCTTTACCACTCCGGGCGCTGGTCAGTTGGTCGCTACGTTCGCTCAAACCGGAACTGCCGCCACTGCTGGCCAGGCGCGCGTGTACTTCCAGTATGTCGTCGAGCGTAAAGCTGACGAGATCCAGGATTGATTCAAAGCTGATCCATGTCGCCCCGGCTCGCCGGGGCTTCACCAACAATGAGGGGCAAAAAAGATGTCTGACGAACTCCGCTTCAATCCGCCTGCTGGCATGAATTCGCTCTCCATTGTCACGCTTTCCGGTCACAGCATGTGCGTACATCGCACTAATCCTGTGGACGATCTGCCTGGCACCGCTGTTTCTGTGCGATTCCGTAAGGAAGCCATCAGTAAGGGCTGCGTACCTGTGGGCGTCGAGGTCGATGAAGACGAGGAGGAGGGTGACAGCAAGGCAACCCTCATCCTGAAGGCCGTAGAGGCCGTCATTGATCGTAATGACGCCGATGAAGTTGACGCCACCGGCCGGCCAAAGTTGGCCGCAGTGAAGAAGCAGGCAGGCTTTGGCGTGACTAAAGCTGAGATGGATGTAGCTTTTGAAGCCTTCGAAAAGTCGCTGGCATAAGACATGGCCTACGAAACCGTCGCTAAACTCATTGAAGCCTTCCGTGAAGACGAGAAGGACGCCGTCGAGCCATTTTTCTGGTCCGATAAACAGCTTGTACGCTGGGTGAATGAGGGGTTGACGGTTTTCGCCGAGGAGTCGCGCAGCATTTACGATGAGGAAAGCCTCGTCACCGAGATTCCCTACGGCATCGAAGAGCACAAATTCACCCTCGATCCCTGCATCATCGATGTTGTGGATGCATGGGTCGACGGCCAGCCGCACTGCCGCCTGACGCGCTTGGCCACTGGGTTCGGCAACGCCTTCCGGGGCGGGTACTGGCTGGCCTACAGCGGCTGTTCGTCACACTTCCATTTCAACCCTGCCGGCCTGCTGATACTGCATCCGAAGCCGTCTGCCGCCGGTGCGGTGCGCCTGCAGGTGATCCGCCGTCCGCTCCGCGATCTGGAAAAATGCGACAAGGTTCCGGACATGCTTCCCGCTGATCGCCGTCACTTGCTGTCATACATGGCCTACAAGGCCTACCGTGTGAACGAGGGTGATACCTACAGCATTGAATCCTCGGACAACCATCTCGCTCGCTTCATGCAGGCCTGCCAGAAAGTCTTGGAGTCCTCGATCCTGCGCCGAGGGGCGTGTAACCGGCCGATCAGGAGTTACTTTTGATGACCGGGTCCAGCCCGGTGTTGCGCGGCCCTTGGCCTGTAGGCATCAACAACAAGTCCAACGAAAAGGCTGTTCCTGAAGGCTCTGTGCGCGACTCGATCAACTATGACCCTGCCGTCGATGGTGTTCTTCGGGCTCGCACCGGCTACCAGAAGGTTCTGCCTGGGGCGAATATTCGCGGCGCGTTGGCGGTAGGCGATCACGTCCTCGTTGCGGATGGCGAAAGCCTTGTCTTATTCAATACCGAGACAAGCTCGTCAACCGTTCTTCAGTCCATCGCGGGTTCCGGGCGCTTTGCTGGAGCGGTTCTGAATGACGAACTGTTTTTTTGCACAGAGAACGAAACGCTTCGCTATAAAAATGGCGTGCTGCGCCGGTGGGGCGTGCCTACCGTAACGAACCAACCTGTTCCGGCCATTGGCTCTGGCGCATTGCAGGCTGGCACATACCAGTGCGCCGCCACGTTTGTCGACGCTCACGGCGATGAGGGCGGAACCACAAACTCAATCATCATCACGGTGCCTGCTGGCAGCTCCTTGCGTTTTCCCGCGCTGCTGCCTCCGCCTGGCGGTCGAGTGCGCCTGTATGTCGGCTCTGTGAATGGCGGGACTCCATACCTGCAGTATGACGGTGACAGCGACTACACCTGTTCGAGCATCAACGATGCAACTGCCCGACTTGAGACCCAGTTCATGCAAGAGCCAACGCCAGGCGATCGCATAGAGGCTCATAACGGTGTGGTTCTGACGGCTGACGGCTCACTCCTTCATATGAGTCTCCCGCTTCGCCCGCATCTGCGAAGTGCCATCAAGGGATGGTTTCAGTTCCCCTCCCAGGTCGACATGGTGATATCGGGAGACGGCGGCGTGTTCGTTTCAGCCGACAAGACCTACTTCCTGACTGATATCGAAAGCCAGAACCCGGGCAGCAGGAAAATATTCGACTTCGGCGCTCTGCGAGGAAGCGAAACCAAGGGATTGCGCACGGATGTCATGTGGATGACCCGCTACGGGCTGGCTAAGAGTGACGGCCTTGGCAATGCCACTCTCTTGAGTGAGGCAAATTTCGTCCCCGATTTGGCGTCGGCGGGCCATTCAACGCTGCTTGAAAGCAATGGCAGCCAAATGGTCGTCACGACCATGCAAGCCGTAAAAGGCCCAAACCCCCTCGCCGCGAGCGATACCTACGACGTGGAGATCGTAAACCCATGAGCAACCGAGAACACAACGAGCAGGCCTTGCCCCTGGGCTTTGTCTACACCGCGGAGGTGTTGGACGAGAACGGTAACGTCACCGAATCGCAGACCGTTAAGAACATCATTCCTCAGGTTGGTGTGAATCATATTGTCGGCCTGATCCGTGGTAGCACTACTACTATTTCTAGTTGGTATGTCGGCGTGTACGAGGGCAACTATGTTCCAGCCTCGGGAACCACGGCGGCAAATCTGCAGACCGACGCCCAAGAGTCTGTCGCCTACAGCGAGATCACCCGCCCTGAATGGCAGGATGTCTATGACGGCACGCAGCTAATCAGCAACCTTGCCAACCGTGCAGAGTTCACCTTCACGGCTACCAAACGCATTTACGGCGGCTTTATCTCGGCCAATAGCGCCAAAGGATCAAATACGGGCGTTTTACTATCGATTGCTCGCTTCGCATCGCCAATGGATGTCCCGGTCGGATCCGTTCTGCGTCTTGGCATCTCCATCACTATTATCCCAGCGTCCTGAGGGTAGATCGATGTCAATGTCTCCCGCAATTGCTCAGGACTCGCTCAGCTACTACTTCACCGCTGATTCGGTATCCACTCGTCCATCTGGCTGGGAGATCAGCCTGCACACCGGCAACCCAGGCGATGCCGGATTGGCAAACGAGGTCGCTGATTCTGCGTACGCCCGCCGTCCCGCAACATTCAGGATCGAGGCAGCTGACGCCGCTGCGCCTCAAGCAGAGAACGCGGAAACAATCGCCTTCGCCAGCGCTGTCGACGGCTATACGGTCACTCATGTTGTCATTTGGGAAACCGCTAACGGTCGCCCTCTGGCTATCCAGCGCCTCATAACAGAAAAAGCTATTCCCGCCGGCAGTCCTGCTCAGTTCTTGCCGGGTGAACTCATCGTTGGAGGTCGTAACTAATGAAACGAAGCACTGGCTTTCGCAATGCCATGCTCAGCACTGGCGCTATTCCATCCCTGAGTGGACTGGTTATCAAAATATTCAACGGAGCAACCATCCCTGCGTCGGCTGATGATGCGCTTGCGTCCGGGACGACCCTCCTATGTACCGTCACGGTCGGTGATACCGGTGTTGGTCTGACATTTGGCGCGCCAAGCGGCGGCCAGGTCTCCAAAAACACCGGTGAGATATGGTCCGGTACCGTGGTTGCAAATGGCACGGCCAATTTTTTCCGCATGGAGGCTGCGGCTGACGCCGGAGCGTCCTCGACAGCCAATGTTCGAATTCAGGGGACTGTCGGCCTGGATGGAGCGGACATGAACTTCGGCAGTACCGCCCTCGTAGCGGGCAACCTTCGTCAAATCAATTTGTTCGTGCTGTCCATTAGTGCTGGCTGAGGTGTAGACGATGGCTCACCGGCTGATTAAGCAAGCTGTCGCAGCCTATTTGCCTGCCATTCAAGAGGTGATAGCTCGCCCAGCCTACTCTGAGGTCATCTACACCCTTGAGAGTGTTCTCAAGTACAAAAAGACATATCAGACCGTAAACCTGACGTACTACGTTAACGGTAGATACTTTACGATTCCGACCAGGCTGTACAGCAGTACTGCGTATTGGGTTGACGAGATGGTCGCGACCTACATCAATCACCCAGCCGTTGAAGCGGTAGAGGGGCGAGATGCGCAGTACCTGACAGATAGCCAGATCGGATGGAATGGTGGCGCGCAAAGCCTTGCTGTTAGCTCTGGCGACTTCTTCATGCAGGCCACGGTTAACTCCTCCGTTCAGGGTGTTCTGGTCGGCATCCAGGGTTCAGGCTTGCCGAGCGGCGTTTTCAATTCTCTCGAACACGCCGTGCTGGTGTCTGGCTCAAGGGTTTCTATTGTCGAGTCCGGAAATACCGTTCTGGATGCGGTCGCTTTCGCTGGCGACTTGCTTATAACAATCCAGCGTATCGGCAGTCAGATCACCTATCAAGCAGGCTCCCTAATTGATTATGTGAGCACTAGGCCGTCCACTGGATCAAAGGCTATGTCGGCAGTTCTTTATGCCGGCACTGACTATGTGGACGACCCCTCATTTGGCGCGCCTGGTCTTATGTCATCTCGCGGTGATTGGGCGTGGGGGGATGGCAGCGGCGTCTATTCACTCAAGGTTTCATCACCTTGGCAGTGGCCAGGTTTTGCATCTCTGAACGATGGAGAGTTGAGCCTAATCATTGATATGGATATGCGGGCGTCGGACGAGGATTACTCGGCTGTAACGCTCGAAATGGATGAGCCGATCATCTCAAAGGCTGCCGGCTTCAGCGAGGTCGATCTGGCGGTCGCAACGGTCGACATTCCAGTGGTTATGCAGGCCCTAGGAATAGATATCGATATCGGACGATCCTCGATGTCTTTCGGATCCACCATGCGCGCCTCCGATTATGACTATGGCGAGGTTGCGCTGGTTATGGATGAACCTTCTTTGACCGCTATATCCGAGGAGCTGCCGGAAGGCGAGGTGAACGCTGCAGACTTGGTCTACGTAGGCGATTACTACATTGTCGATCCGATGGCTTATGTGGATGTCGTCGAAAGTCTGTCGGTAGGCTCAGGATTTGAGTTGATCCTGGGTATGTCGGTCGATTTGGCAGACTACCTGTCGCTTTTCGATGAGATCGACGTTCGCCAGATAATCCTGGCGCTTCTGACGAACAACATCGGGCTGGCCGATTCCTCCCTGCGGTCGTCCAGGGACGTGTTCGACTATATCGACAGCGTTACCGGTTTGGCTGGGAGCTATGACTTCAGTGGCCACACCTACGCAACAAATATCGTCAGCGGAGCGGTCGGCCGTTATGCGGGGTTCGATTTCGACGGGTTCTGCCGTGTGGGGATGAACTCCTATGGCATTCGCTCAGATGGTCTCTACAAGCTCGGTTCGGAAAACGACAACGGATCCGCTATCGGTACCAGGGTGGACCTTTCTGCGGAAGACTTTGGCTCAGCGCAAGGCAAGCGGGTCGGAAACATCTTCATGGGGTTGAGCACCGATGGAAAGGTGTACGTCCGGATGACTGATGACGCAAAACAAGAGTTTATCTACCGGGCTTACCAGCGAAGGGATGAGTACAGGGCGGACATGGGGCGGGGAAGCAAATCCCGCTTCTGGCGACTTCGCCTTGAGGTTGTAGATGCATCGCGTACAGAGCTCGACAACATCGAGTGGGTGATCACATCAACTGGACGCAGATCTAGTTAAGGGGTAAGTCATGGCATCAGAATACAGCAGCACAACTAGCCAGCTTTTTTCGCAAGCTTCCCGGGCGGTTTCCTTGGCTAGCGGCAGCGCTGGGCGGATCACCGCCTCTGCAAAACCGAGCCTCGCCGCAGTCTCGCTCTCGTATTCGGATAATGTGCCGAGCTTCGGATATTCCGGGAATGCGCCAGCTTTCAACTATTCAGCTGGCTCAATTGCCGTAGGTGATATGCCGAAGTTTTCCGACCTTTTTGATGGTGCGGACAATTCGAACCCTTTGATTGCTGATCTCAACAACAAGGTCGATGAGTGGCTGGCGAAATACTTTCCATCCATCAATGGTTCATTTCGAAACCTCACCGAGGACTGGTGTGCGAGTGTAATCGGCGGTACCAAGCCATTTGGGACAGCAGCTACCATTTTCGAAATGGTCTGGCAGCAGGCCAGAGACCGGGCGTACCGCACTGCGTCCAGCGAGCAGCGGCAGATTGAGGCATCTATGTCGTCCCGCGGCTTCAGTTTGCCTGTGGGCGCATTGGCCGATCTTCTAAGTCAATCCGAGCAAGCCGCAACCTCGGCAATTCTGGATGTGAGCCGCGAACAGGCTATCAAAGATGCGGACATCAAGGCTGACTTGCTGAAACACGCAACATCCATTGCGACACAGCTAAAACTTGGCATCCTGAGCGCCAGTGCCGACTACTTCAGGGCAATCTATTCCGTCCACGGGACCGCAATCGAGAAGGCGCGTATCCAGGCTCAACTCTACAGCACCTACTACGGGGCGCTCTCCAACTACGCCAATGTCGAAGTATCCATTGAAGAACTTCGCCTTCGCGCCGCCCAGACAGAAGCTAACGTCAAGCTTTCTGGTGAGGACCTGAAGTTGCGCGCAGCCCAGGCATCCGCAGGAGTGGCGGTCAGTGGCCAGCAACTCAGGCTGCAGGCCGCTGAAGCCCGTGCCAACACTCTTATTGCAAGTGACCGCAATAAGGTCGGTCTGTACGGAGGCGATGCCCAGCCTGGCGCGCACGCGCAGGCCGCAAGGGGGTTCAGTGATGCTGCGGCGGCCGCATATAGCGCGGCTGGGTCGCTTACCGCGCAGATCGAGTCCGTTTAATGCCCCTGCTCATCACTAACCGGCTCCTGACCCGGGTCGGTACGGTTTTTTTGCGTACAGCAAGAGAGCTGGCTAAGGCTGCGTATCTCTCAAGGCAGCTAAACAAATATCAGATCATCAACGGTTTTCTGCTGCGTGCCAGCGGGCGCATCTCTGAATCTTCTGGACAGCCCATAGAAAAGGACAAGGGGTCCTATATTGCTGCGATCATGGATTTTCCGGGATACCTGTTTTTTGCGGGTCCAACAAAGATTTCCGTAGGGTCCGTCGTGGGTATAGCGGTTCCTGTTGGGATTCGTGATGACTTCCAGCATCCCGGTAGCGAAAGCTCCTATGCAGTAACCGACAAGCAAAGCTATTTGCTTCTTCCTTCACCATCTCGTCAGAGCGCCGCACCTCAGCAGTACGCTACGGATTGGTTCCCAGCAATACAGCAGCGTGCATGGTTTCTAGGGTATAGCAGACTTGATATTCCGACCCTGCAGGCCTTTCCTGACACCATAAACTGGTATCTTGATGATGAAAGATACTTCGATTACGGTTGCGAGGTCGCTCTAACCGGTTCGATCACATCGCTATTTACGTCAGCTCGGAGCTTGAAGATTGAGAATGGCGGAATCACTATAGGCGAGGTTGCATCCAGCTATTTTCTGAGAAACCAGTACGCCATTGATGAGGGTGATCTTCCGCAAGAGTGGAAGCTTTATCCTAGGCGCCTTGTGCCTCTCAATCAGTCATCTGGCGCGGTTGCTGTACGCCGTTACCCTGGGGATACTTTGAATGGATTCGCCATCATCCCTGCTTCTGCGGAAACAACTCTTGAGGGGGATGACCGATATTGTCACGCCGCGAGAACCTTTCGCCAGAGCCAACAGATATGGGGAAATTCGAGTACTGGTTTCGCTTACGACAAGTATGGCGAGCAAGGACTACTGATCGCGGTCGGCTCCCAGAATCGATCCGATTACGACCCGGAAGCGGGCGCCCAGGTCTTCGCCGATACAGAGAGGATGCTAATCGTCTCGCCGTTTGATCTAGCGCCCAATTACCTCCAGCCATATCCTGCGACAATCCCGGCAGACATCACGAGTGGGCGCCCAGAACTCCCGAACTTCGGCACCTTTTACTACCCGACGCCGGTTCAGTGCGGAGAGGACTTCGCGGTATTCAGTGCCTACACAACATATCGAGACATGGAAGATATCGAGAACCCTGCAACCTCTGGGATGGCCGGCGATCTCTGGTCAGTTTTGACAACCCTGCCAAACGGCCAGACGATCTCGATAAGAGCTGATTGGAACGCACCTAACGGAGAGATTCCGACAGGCGTGGCTGGAGAGTTCATGCAGCCATGGATTGTCGGCGGCGCCCCGGTCCTGACCGGCGATAACAAAGCGACGGCCTATTGCCTGGTGTGGGAGCAAACCTATCTGAGAGATTCAAGTACTGCTGTTCGAGGTGAATGGGCTATGTACTCAACAAGCGGCGCCGCACCAGTCAGGCTCGTATTCACAGGTGGGGCGCCTTTGTTCTCGATTTTGCTCAGAAATGGTCCCTATCTAGTTACTAATTCAAGCTATGACATAGCGAACCCAAAGTCTGCTTTGTATTACGCCGGCGAAAACAAGCTTGTAACGGCCTGCACGGATTACCCGCCATCCCCGACAAGCAAGTCAATAAAGTGCGCGATATTCGATGTTGCGTCCGGGTCGTTGACTATTGGAGGAGAGATAGCTGTTTCTACCAGTCAGTTGGACAAGTGCGTAGTGACCGTCGCAAGGCCGTTTATGGCTGCAGTAGCAGGCGGCGAGGAGACTCCTGCTGTTCTTTTAGCCTCCGTGACGGAGCAGCTCGTGGGTAATAACGGGGCAGGGAAAACATACATCTCAATCGACGGTGGTGACAGCTGGCGTGAATACGTAACCGATGCTGGCGGTCAGGGTGGGTCATTCTACGTTGGCAACAAGCTGTGGAAGTTCGACCTAACTAAAGGCCTGGATGGAAGATCATGAAATGAAGATCAGCATAGCCAAAGGTTCTACCTCATCGAAAACGCTCTATGAGCTCGACTCCTCCACCAACATCGGACAGGACCTATATTGGGATGCCGACCTGGGTTCCGATGAGATTCGCGCCTTTAGCTTTATGAATAGGAAGGTGCGTGGCGTTCTATCTGACTCGGGAGGAATTTACCGAGCATTCAACGGAACTGCCAGCCTTGCGCCGACGAAGATAGCAACGAGCGCGATAACCAGAATGGCGATCGCAAGTGGGAGTATGATTTTCTCGCCTGGCGGGAACACAGCACTGGCTTTGTCTGCGTCAGGCACCGCCTGGATATCTGTCGATTTTAGCAGCGGAATTCCCGAGTCCAGGACGCAGCCAGCTGGCAATTTTCCTAAGTCTGCGGAGAGGGGCATGATGTCCTTTGACGACGGCACATCGAGGCTGCTCCAAGTCGACGCTGGTGCGGGCGTCGTCAGACTCTCCACTGTTGTCGGAAATGGGGCTCCGCTCAACATCGCGACGACCATGCCCATAGGCGCTCTTACCATCACAGGTAACGAGGGAGAGACAACACCACTGATCTACATAGCCGGCAGTGTGAACTGCACCGTCGTAATGGGCAGGCTTGCTCGGCAGATCGCTGCCGAAGGGCTGGGTACCGCGCTGTCCTTTGATATGTGGATCATTCTTCCGGGTGAGCCGCTGGGACTGCCAGCCAAATATTTTTCAGCGAAATATACGGGCCAGGCATCAGCGCCGAGTCCGAGCGGGGTGCAGACGCTAGGGTTTGCTGACTTCACTGTAGCGCCGCCCTTAATCAAGGAGATTGAGGTCTACCCGGATTTTACATACTCAACAGCTTACGAGCAGGCGGTTCCATTCTCCGATCTTATGGGCTTCATCGGCTTTAATGTTGCCCCATCAACCGCCAAGCAATTCTGGTCACGATACGTACGATCATTCGAACTCGCCGAGGAAGCTTGATCTGCCTTTAGAGTCACATAGCCTTAGGCGAAACCGCTTAAGGAGTGACCGAAATGGCTATTGGCGAAATCGTCGGAGATCTGGCGACGATGTACCTGACACCCGCCCAGCGAGCCGCGCAGGCGCTAAAGTCTTCCGGCGCTTCCGGCGTGGTGGGTCGGGCCCAGCAACAGTTACCTACTGCTGCAGGCCTCGCATCGTTTGCGCCAGGTGGGCAAGCGCAAAGCGCCCCAGCCGTAGCGCCACAAACAGCCAACCTCTCAAGTTTGTCTCCTGGCGCCACAACACTCAAGGCAGCAGCGCCAGCAACGGCTGATAAGCCATTGAACCTGTCATCGCTCGCGCCTACAGGTGTCCTTCCGACTGCCAACTCGCCGGCCTATCCAGTGCCAGCGCAGCAGCGCGCCATGGATCTTCGCGATATGGGTCCAGCGGACAGTCCGCTGCCAGCACCCACCGCCAATCTTGAGTCGATGTACCGACCTACAGGCATTGGGCAGGGCAGCAATGCCATTGCAGGCCGAATGGGGGCTGACGGAACAGCGGAGTTCTCCAACGCCAAGCCCGACCTTGCGAGCGCCGCAGGTCTCGCGAGCCTGAACACAGTTCCACAACCCGGCCAAGAGGCGGCTCCCCTGTCGCTCGCCGATCTTGCTCCAGGCGGCAAAGCCAATCCGGGCGCGAATGCTGATTTCGCATCACTGGGATCGGCTCGAAATCTGGGCGATGGGGTGGGGACATTTAGCCAAGCGGCGCCGGGTGACTCGGCCTTGGCTCTGTCACGCTTCGGCCGCGCCAACGAAATCCGCCGCGCAGGCGCAGAGCAAGACAGCCTTGATCTGGCAAACGCCCGGAACTTGCAGGCTAACCAGCTCGGCGTGGTTCGAGATAGCAGCCAGCCGGTTACGCGTAGCGAAGTGGCCGCCGCAGGCCTTGAGCGGCAGAATCGCCTGAACCTCGCTGACGCCGCCAACTTTGCCCAAAGCGTCGTAAACAATCGACGTACCGGCCAGAGCGCCGATCGCCAGGAACGCCAGGCTATGCGGCTCGAGGATATTCTCACAGCCGGTACCGCCCCGAACGCGACACCTGAGCAGCGAGCTGCCGCCCAGCGCGCTCAAGACCCGGACGGCTCAAAAGCCCTTGCTCGGCAACTCACTCAATCTCAGATCGACGAAAAGCAGGCAAGCACTACTAAGACGCGAGCAGAAACAGCCGCGATCGGGACGGCCGGGCCAAAGTTGACCGAGGGGCAGTCTAAAGACTTGAACTACTTTGGCCGTGGGAATGTGGCCAATGGGAGGCTTGAAGAACAGGCTGGAGCGCTTACAGGTATCTCTGACACCTTGATCAGAGGAATACCCGTGATAGGCGATTCAGCAGTTGGCAATGCACTCGTATCCAGTGAGCGACAACTGGCCGAACAATCAGGCAAAGAATTTGTATCGGCGATCCTGAGGAAGGACAGCGGTGCAGCGATTACCAAAGAAGAGATGGACACCTACGGGAAGATGTATCTTCCGCAATCCGGCGACAGTCCGGACACCATCAAGCAAAAGCACGAAGCCCGCACGCAAGCACTCCAGGGTATCCGCGATGGACTAGGGACCGCGCAGATTTTAGCTGCCCCAGTAGCTAAACCCGCCGCTCCCACTACAGCGCAGCCCCGACCAGCAGCATCCGCTCCAGCTGTTGGCACAATTCAGCAAGGCTACGTTTTTCTTGGCGGTGATCCAGCGAGCCAAGCTAACTGGAGGGCGCAGTAATGGCTGGCCCATGGGAGCAATACCAAACACCGGCAGCCGCCTCAACTGAGGACAATTCGCCAGCTCAGGTGTCGGACGGTCCATGGTCTCAGTATCAGCCTGCAGCCCAGACGGCCACAGCGGCTCCTGCATCACCAGTGGCAACATCCGTTGAGCCGACTAAAAAATCGCCCGAGATCTCCGTCGCTGACGCCGCGGTAAACAAGACATTCACGGGGCTGCTCGGTAATTACTGGGATGAGATCGGGGCTGGGATCGATGCTGCAATCAAGCCGGTTACTGGAGATTTCGGTAACCCTGGCAGCAATGCCGATACCTTTTCCCAGCGTTACGACGAAAACCTCGCGACCAACCGAGCGGCACTGAAGGCTGCGTCGGATCAGCATCCAGTTGTTAGCGTTGCTGGTGAAATCGCTGGCGGCATCGTCCCTGCTTTGTTGACGGGCGGGGCTGCAGCACCTGCTTCGCTGGGCGGCGCGGTTGTACGCGGAGCGGCCACGGGTGCAGGGTATGGCGCGGTATATGGATCGGGCGGCGCAGAGGGCGACCTTACTGATCGCCTGGTTGAAGGCGGGCAGGGCGCACTTGTCGGCGCAGCTCTGGGCGGTGCCATACCTGGAGTGCTCGCAGGAGCATCTTCGCTGGCCAGAAAGGCCGCAACACCATCTACCGCGAGTCGCATCGCGAACGACATGCCGGACCAGGCGGCGCCTCCCGCATCAGCGACCCCCAGTGCACCAGTCTCTGGGGCTATGGATGCGACCGAATCCGCCTCCCAGCAGGCAACTCAGGCCATCGTAAATGCAGCGAACGCATCCAAGTCCGGCCGTGAGCTTGCCCAAGGCGAATTGGCCGCAGTCGTGCAACCTCAGCAGTCTGTTATTGATGCAGCCGGCCGATTGGGCGTGGATGGATTGACCCCAGCTCAAGTATCGGGCAGTCAGGCTTATCGCAATATCGAAGGCGCGCTGTCCGCCATCCCCGGGAGCGCATTAAACGAGCAGAAGAAAAGCAGCTACATGCAGCTTGCTCAGAAAGCTGACGAGTTCATCACGGAATTCGGCGGTAACACGGATAAGGCCGCATTCTCGGATCAGTTCAAGCGCAATGCGCTGTCGACGATTGACGGGCTTAAAACGCAGGCTGACGACCTGTACGGATACATCGGGAAGCAGATCCCGAGGACAACACAGGCCCCCGCCAGTAACACCGTCGCTTACATTGAGGGTAAGGTCGCCGATCTTGGTGGCGCGCCTTTGCTGAATGGTGATGAGCGCAAAGCATTGAGCATCTTATCGCCGGTCAGCAGAACCGAGCCGAATCCGCTGGTGCCGGGCACTGTGCAGACCATCGTCAAAAACCCTACATACGCTGCGCTGGACATGGTCCGCAAGCAAGTTGGTCAGGGCTACAGTAGAGCCGGCCCCTTCAAGGATATGCAAACCGGCCAGCTGGACGCTCTATATAGCTCTCTGACACGAGATCAAGAGGCGCTGGTGAACTCTATCAGCCCGGAACTGGCATCAATTTATCAAGGTGCAAAGGGTGTTGTCGCGCAGCGCAAGGGCCTGGAGGAGGGCTTGCAGTCTGTTCTGGGCAAAGACCTGTCGGGATCCATTGCGACCAGCCTCGGATCATCTGTAAAGCAATTGGCGTCAGGCAACTTCAAGAACTTCGACAACATCATCCAGAACATCCCTGAGGGGAGTCGTCAGGATGCGATCGTTACCGCTCTGAATGACGCCTTTACTAACAAGTCAGGAGCTCAGAAACAACTGAGCACCTCCGGCTTCGTAGACTGGTACGGCGACCTCAGCCGGAATAATGCTGCCCGGTCAAGGATCGCAAAGTATCTACCCGAGGATGCCCAGAAGCGGCTGGACGACATTTACACCGTGGCCAAGGGCATGAAGGATGCCTCCGACGAGGTCGTCAAGACGGGTGTTTCGCTTGGGGTGTTGAAGGATTATGCGGCCCAGGGCGGGCTTCTGAGTCGGATATGGGATGTGGCCAAGCCAGCCGCGGCTGCTGAAGGGCTGACCAGCACAATCGGCCTGCCGGGCGTCGGGGCTATTGGAGTCATCGCCAGCGCGGCTGCTAAGCCTCGCACTCCGATCCAAGAGAGTGCAGGCAACCTGATCGCCTCGCCACAGTTTCAAAACATGGTTAAGGCCTACTCTTCGAGCGGGGGGCAGCTCAAAGCCAACGTTCTCGCACGTGAGAAGCAACTGGTCCGCACTCAGGCTTATAGGAATTGGGAATCGAGCTTGAGCGAAGCTTCGCGCCAGAGCGTCAAGGCGGTTGGTCCGCTTGCATATCTTACCGCTCCGGCGCCGAAGCCCGCTCCAGTCGAGTTGCCAGCTACCACCATCACCCCATAACCGATAAGATGTGCATCTACGATGGAGCGCCCGATGCAGCCAGTTAAAATACGATTTGCTTACAAAAGAGGATTCAGAAGGACTTTCCTCTGCGTAGCCGCTCTTTGGCTTGCCCTCGTTGGATTTGCCCGATGGGGAAGGGCTGCTGGCAATTTTCCTGATTTCTTGGAGAGTTTCTTCCAGATAGGAGTCTTGCCAATGCTCGCCCTCTACCTGTTCGGCGTCATCTGCGTCTGGATCATCGAAGGCTTCGCGCGGGCCGATCGCTAGCATCCCTCCCTGGCCTTTCCCGCGAAAGCCGCTGCCTTGTTGAACTGCCCAAACCCAGATCGCGACTGGGTTACGTAGGCGACTCCTTTGTCAGCATCAACAGCCCATACCTCGGTGTTTGATTGAGGTGTGGCATACACATAGATGATCATTGAGTCGCTTATGCGGATCATCTTCCCCTCGCTATAGGAGGAGGGAGACCCGGCCACTTGGACGGAAGGGTTTTCGCTGATTCTCAGCACAAATACGCTCGTGCTGAATCCGTCCTTGGTGAACTCATAGCCGTCCGAGGCGGAAGCTGAGGCACCTTTCAGGTCAGTTATTATCCAGCAGCTATCAGCAGATGCCTGGCCTGCAGCGAGCAGGAGAGCGAGCCCAGCCAACAAATTCCATTTCATAAATCGTCCTTGGCTGATATTCAGTTTCTATTTTTGCCATGATAGCCGTATCTTCGGCATATGGATGAGCTCACGTACCGTCCGTCGAATCACCTAGCGAGTCGATTCACGGCCCGTGCAGCCTACAAAGCACTCAGCCCAGATTCGATTTACACATATATTGACAATGTCAGGTTGCGCATTAGTATGACGCGACCTATAACTATTATAGGTAGATATGAGCATACCATCTGCACCATGGACGACAGCGCAGCTAGAGAAGATGGTGAATCAGCTCTCAATGACCTCTGCGAACGTGGCGTTAACCGACCATTTCATGGACAGGCTTTTGCAGAGAGGCATCACTCTGGATGAAGCGTTCAGGTGTATGCAGAGGGGCGTCATTGTCAGAGGGCCAACGTTTAACCCGACCTACGGAACATTTGAATTCCGAATGGAAGAGAAAAAGCCCAACGACATAGTTTGCGTCGCCCTGGCGATCGCTCCGCTGGCTAATCCCGCTGGCACCATAGCTTTGACAGCTTGGGAGATATGAAAATGTTTGAATATAAGGGTTGTGGCTTCAGGGGTGTTTTCCTGGAGGATGGATATACCGTCGTGGACACGCCCTACGGAAGTGGCGTGACAATCACCGACATCGACAGGTTGCATGCAGCAATCGCAGACGAGCTCATCGAGCAAGAACATGAAATGACTGGGCAGCAGTTCCGGTTCTTGCGCAAGCAATTGGGAATGACCCAAGAAGACTTGACGCCGCTATTCGGCGTTGATGTTCAGACGATAGCGAACTGGGAAAAGAGACAGGAGGGCGTTATTCCTCGGACGTCCAGCCTTGCCATGCGTTACGTCTATAAGATGGTTAACGGGCGCGGACTCGACTGCCTGTATGTGCAGCAGAGAGCTATTGAGACTGAGGGAATTGTGTTCGCCCACGCGAATGACGAATGGCTTGAGAAAAAAGAAGAATGCGCTTAATCATCAACCCGGCAGAATAGCCGGGTTTTTTGTGTCATCTGTTTTTGTTGCCCGGCTAGTCCAGTCACATACGCTCACCGGAAATCGCTGGAGATTTCCATGGGCGCACCTGTCGTCGACATCAATATCGTCAAGGGCAAGACCTTCGAGTTCATGTACCGCTATGCGGACGAGGAACTGGTCTACCTGCCGATTTCTGGAATGCCCAGCACTGCTCCTGTTCGCCTGACGGTTGTCTCCCACGGCATTCCTGACGGCTGGCCCGTACGCATTGAATCCCTCCGCCATCCAGTCGAGCTAAATAACTCAAGTGACGACTGCTACATCGCCACTTCGGTAGATCCGGACACCATCGAGCTAAACGCTGTACGTGCTGATGGCTGGCGCCCTTACACGTCAGGCGGCCTGGTCATCTTCAATCGTCCATTCGACCTGACAGATTGCTCTGCGAGGATGCAGATTCGATCTCGTGTTAACGGCCCGATCCTCATCTCGGCATCGTCAGAGCCGCTCCTCGGTGCTGACGGAGAGATAGAGGTTGATCCCGATCTGGCCGCATTGGTCGTTCGCTTCTCACCAGTAGTGACGGCCGATATCGAATGGCTTCGCGGCGTTTATGATCTCGAACTGCTTACCCCATCTGGCGACATCTACCCCATTACAGCGATCAGCAAGGTCTCTGTAGGTGCGGAGGTGACCAGGTGAATTCAGCATTCGTTATTAGAGGCTCCGAAGGCTGCAGCCTGCGTCGTGATAGTGGTGCATTCACGATCATGGCAGGCCAGCGTGGCCGCCAAGGGCGCCCGGGCACAGACAGCGGGGGAGGCGTTCAAGTCGTAATCCGCCAAGCGGGCGAGACCGTGAGCGCTCTCCGCGTTGTTTACGAGAGCGAGTCAAAAGCCTATCTCGTCGACCCGAATACAGACTCAGTGCATCTGGCTCTCGGCGTAACGCTCACATCAAGCGCTCCTGACGGCGAACTCAGCATTCAAACCCAAGGATTCATTGATGACCCTGCATGGTCTTGGGCAGAAGGTCTTGTTTGGTGCGGCTCCGGCGGAGCCTTGACTCAAACGCCACCCGAAACCGGCTGGGATTTTGTAATCGGATTCGCAACAAGCCCAACACGGCTTTATATCGACTTAAACGAGCCAGTGCTACTGGCGTAGGAGAGCAGTAATGGCTGGCAAAAAATACCAAACACGCGTAGCGGGTCAGAACGTACTGGTCGCAGCTACTCAGGTTTCGGCAGGTGCTGCGAACGCGGGCGACCTCGTTGCGTTGGGCAGCGACGGCAAGATCGACTCTTCCATGGTCACCGGCGGTTCCGGTCCATCGACTACGCCGTATGTGGCGAGCGAGGCCATCGGCGCGGGCAAGTTCGTGAACATCTACTCGAACGCGGGCACGATGAACATCCGCTTGGCTGACAACTCGAACGCTCGTCCGGCGCACGGTTTCGTGATCGCAGCAGTGGCGAACGCGGGTACGGGTTCGGTCTACGAACTGGACGCGGTCAACACTGCGCTGACTGGGCTTACTCCCGGGTCCAACTACTTCCTCGGCACCGCAGGCGGGGCAATCACCCCAGCACTGGACGCGGCAACTGCCACTACTGGGAGCATCGACCAGAAGCTTGGCTTCGCTAAGTCGACGTCCGAGTTGAAGACAGACGACTACGAATACGTGGTGCTCTGATGGCACGCCGCAAGCCGATAGCGCGCGTAGGCGGTCAGGCCACTCAATTACCGGTGGGCGACTCCCTGCAGCTCACAGGCGCGCTTGACGACCCTTCGGCGCAGACACTTGCGAGCGCCGCAACGGTAGACATCGGCGCTTCTACCTCCAGTCTTATCCGAATCTCGGGTACAACGGCAATCACGTCACTGGGGACAGCTCCGGCCGGCATCCGGCGAAAGCTGCTGTTCGTCTCTTCGGGTGTGGTGCTGACGTACAACGCCGCGACGCTGCAGTTGCCGACCAGCGCGAACATAACTGCCGCTGCCAACGACACCGTGGATGCGTATTCGCTCGGCAGCGGTAACTGGCTGCTGCACGGGTACCAGCGGTTCAGCGGGGCTGCGCTGTCTGGAGCGAGTGGGAACAGTAACGTGTTCGGTGAGCTGCGCACCCTGCCAAGCCGCTCGATCACGGTCCCGGGCATTCCGTATGCCGACGGGCAGCTTATCTCCAGTGCGTCGACGCTGTACCCCGACGTGGTAACAAACCTCAAAAGCGCCACGCCCTCAGTGCCCGTGACGACCCCGGCACTCTGGCTGTCTGATCCGACCCTGAGGGCGTGCTGGGCGTATGACCAAACAAACGACCAGATCCGGGTACCGGACCTTAATGGCAAGGCCTCCGGATCTATCGGCCCGCTCATGTTCAGGGCGGACGGCTCTCTTGGTTTTGCGGCAGGCAAGATCCGTCAGGATCAGCTTCAGAACATCACTGGCACGATCGACGAGGGCGGAGCGAAGTTAACTACCGCGTCAGGTACAACCGGTGCGTTCGCCCCGGCAGCAGCAAGCACGGCCAACCGGCCGAGCCCTGCATCTAGTCAAGGCTATGCGATCACATTTGACGCTTCGCGGGTAGCCCGTACTGGCACCGAGACATTCCCAACTCACTTCGTCGGGGTCTGGGGTGTAGTTCTGTTTGGAGCAGTGATCAACGCAGGCTCTGTAGACGCCGCAGCACTGGCCACAAAGGTAGCAAACCTCGAATCCAGCCTGAGTAAAGCTGTGTTTGGTGAAATGCGGTCGCTGCCCAGCCGCAACATTACCCAGCCAGGGATCGTTTACGCAGACGGCCAGTTACTAAGCAACGCATCGACCCAGTACCCGGATGCGTACGCTGCGCTCCAGCTCGCCACGCCCCCTGTGCCCGTTACGACGGCTGCGCTGTGGTTGTCAGACCCTACGCTTCGCGGGTGCTGGGCAGTTGATACGGCGAACAACCAGATCAGGGTTCCTGACCTCAACGGAAAAGTAGCCGGTTCAATTGGCCCGGTGATGTTCCGTGCTGACGGCACTTTAGGTTTTGCACCTGGCAATATTCGACAGGACCAGATTCAGAACATAGTGGGCCAAGCTGGTACAGACGCAACAGCGGGACTGCTACGTCCTAATGCACCCTTGAGCGGGGCATTTACTAAAGGGACTTCTCGGGCGAACGTCCCTACTTATGGTGCAGCAGCGGGGATGTCCGATCTTCGATTCGATGCATCCCTCGTTGCTCGTACAGGTACAGAAACCTTCCCAACCCACGTAGTCGGTGTGTGGGGGGTTGTGCTCTTCGGCGCGGTTATCAACGCCGGTGCAGCCGACGCAGCTGCACTGGCTACCAGCTACGCGAGTTTGTCGAGTCGCGTTCAGACGCTGGAAGGTGCTTCCGTGGGAGGCGTCGACTACGTTCTGCTCTACCCCGGCGGTACATCTACTTCTCCGGACGAAATAAACACAAACGTTATAAAAGGGCCTATAGCGAACCCGTTTCCCGGTCACCCCGTGATCCTAAAGGTCGAGGTATACGGAACTACCACGGCTACCGGCGGCGAGTGGGCTGACATAGGCTTTATCGGGATAGCAGGGGCTACCGGCACTTACGGCGTGCGCGCTTTCCATCACTGGTTTGCCGACACTATATTTATAAGAAGCGGGTCTGGCGCAGTGACCCTGCCAGCGGCGTCCCAGGGCACCAACTTCACTAACACCGCTACCATAGCCGGTATGATGTACAGGCTTCACGTATGGAGGGTAAAAGGATGAGATATTGGGCTTTGCTCGGCGAGAACCTAGTGTACGAATCTATGGTTTCTCCCGGACCTGACTTCATCGAGATGTCAGGTCCGAGACCGAACGACGAGAATACCACCCGGTACACGGCGCAAGCCGACGGTACATGGAAGATCGTCGTAACGAAGGCAGAGGCCATCGCAGCGCTGAACGCAGATTTCGAAGCGGCAGGTACGCGTGCGACCGCGGGCTGGCCGGAGTTTGAAATCCAGACCTGGTCCATCCAGGCGGAAGAGGCGAGGCAGTGGACAGCTGCAGCTACTGCAGACAAACCGCCAACTCCTTTCCTCACTCAGTTATGGACCGACCGCAAAGCGCTCGGCTGGACGGAAGAATTTAGCGCTTTGGTTGCCCGGGTGATTAGCAACAACGCAGCGTACGTCCTCGCTACCGCCAACCTGCTGGCTATTCGGCACTCGGCGGAGCGAGACATCAATGCCGTATCAGAACCAGCATCAGTTACATGGGCGTTTCCGTAGGTCGCCATTTCTGCGATCTCAGCCGTGAAATTAAATGGTTTGAACTGAACCTCTCGCTCAGATCGAGAAGATTGGCCTGGTAATCGCTACATCCTAAAGCGCGCTGATGTGGTCGTGCACAGGAACAAGACCAATATGGTCTTCCGTCAGAAACCCCTCATCCAATATTGACCAGCCCATATCCAGAAGAAATACTGTATGCACATACAGTATCTGGTAAAGGCAATGCATTACCTCATCGTCCGGCGACGTCACTTTGGTGTGGCTATTGAAAAGATCGAGCTCAGAAAGATCGAGCCGGTTCGTGCTGATATCCAGATAACCGAGATACCGAACGATCGGCTTGGCCGGACCACCATCAGTGCCTGGCTATTCAGCAGCGCACCGAATGCACCGGATATCCTGCCTCCGCTTCTTGATGTTCGCATAACCAGCATGGCGACCAACGGAATGAGCCTGAGTGGAGTAGAGCAGATCGGTGATGCGTTCTACGCGCAGTCGTGGTGGTGCCGGATTGAGTAGCTATATAAAGGAAGGTGCGCTTTCGGAGTGGGAGAAGGGCATCAAGGATCAGATGGCGTTTCTTGCTGAGTCGGATCAGCATCGGAACAAGATGCTCGGGCTTGCGCATGAAGCGTACCGGGTGAGGGCGATCGATAGCGATCAACTGTCGGATATGCTCGAGTGGCTGGATTCCGCCAGAGTTTGGGCTGAGGTTGAATTGTCTGAAGCGGAGAGGATTGGTTTGTTCGTTGGCAGGACGCCGGGGAAGGGTGCGTGA